TCAAAATGGCAGTTACAACCAAAACGTTTGCGAGGATATATAGTCCCCAATACTCTTGGCGTTTTGCTTCACCTGAAAAACTCAAATATTTAGTCATAATATAGTTCCTTGTTATGCTACTTTAACAACAGTAGCGTTTAATTTGTTTGCAACTTCTGTCGCTGACTTCTCATTATCAAATGTTAGATCAACAACCTTACTTGGCCTCGTATGCATCTTAGTAATATCGCCTTCGAAAACATAATGCTTAACAAGATTACCGTTACGTTCAATTGCATATACAGTCATTGATCTTCCTTTTATTTGGTATCAGCTAAGGAGTTGAACCTTAAAGTAACTAACTTGACGCCTGAAAGTTATTGTTAATTCGCAAACCTGCGCTGACATATATGGCACTCCCGGTAGGACTCGAACCTACAACCTGCCGATTAGAAGTCGGCCGCTCTATTCCAGTTGAGCTACGGAAGCATTGTTTCTATTTATTAAAATCTATTCTATACTGCTTTCCATCCAATGTAAATAGTAAAGTTGAATAAGAATAAACTTTTTTGGAATTTTCTTTGTATTCAACAACAGTCTCACATTGACGTTCTGTTTTATATCCTACGATGACTGATTGTGATTTAGGCTTAGAACCCTTATCAGCACCAATGACTCCGCCCATAACAGCACCAGCTGCGGCACCATTGTCTTTACCAGTAACAGCCTTACCTGCTAAGCCTCCGATGATCATTCCAAGGATAGCACCTTCAGCGGCATTACCTTGCCGAGAACGAGTCTCGTATACCGGAATATCAACATTGTAACAATGTTTCACATTGACTGGAGTTGAATTATACACTGTTGTATAGTGATCCTTCACTCGAGCATTTACGGAAGCGTCAGCGAACCCTGAGGTTGCTACACTAGATATGGCCATAGCCAAAATTACTGTTTTCATTCTACATATTTCCTACCCAGTGGGTCACATCATCGCATGGATCATCACATTTAGACATAGTATCTACCTCCAACCATATAATCATTATTTATTATACTACGGATTTATAGGTATGTACACCTATTTTGTGACAACTTCTACATTTTTTGGTGTTTTAAATTTAACATTGTCGTGCTTATGGTGAAGTACAAATTGTGTATCTGAAAACTCATTAAAGATTCCGTCCCAGATAGGTCGCCAGTTGTTAATCAATCTCATGTTGTTTGTATCACCGCGATCAGAGTTAAGATAGAAGTCAGTGCAGCTTCTTAGATTAAAGTCAAAAATTGAATCAAAACCATACATATGAATTTCTGTTCCTTTCAACTTATTTGCCGAATAATGAACTGCCATATGACCACAATTAAAGTCGGTGTAATTGTTAACATAGTCAGGTTTATCTAGATAAAATTCTTTGATCTGACCGGCCCAGGGTAATCTCATAGCAGGATTCATTTCAAGATATTTGTGAGGTCTAAATCCTAGAATCCACTCCCCAGGCACCTGAACACTCCCCTCATGCATGGCTCTCATCATTTTGAAGTCGACCATACAAGTTCCATACACTCCTTCTACGGCGAATGGTGGAAGATTACAAGTGATCTTTAAACCTTTAGATGGTTTGTAGAGACCTGCGTTGTCACCATTACCCACAACATGAACCACTCTAGACATTCATCAATTCCTTAATTTTATATTTACCTTTATAGCCTGTCCAGTGCATTACCTTAACATCTTTAGGAACGTTGTCGTCCATAATATCAAGACGAAGAGTATTATACTGCTGTGGCAAATCAGTAATATGTATAAGTCTTTTCATGCCTTCTTTTATCATATGATGTAGAACCTGTTGGTCGCCATCCTTTGGATATAAGGCAACTTCTGAAGCCCAGTCATACATAATAGCCGGAACATCCTGAAAGGCAACAACACCTGTATTATGCCATTTCTCCATATACCGCTTGCTCCATGGATTATCAATGCCAAGAGCTAGTTTGTTTGGTTCAATATAATTAAAGATATCTGTAATATCACACCTAACTTCACAGTCAGTATCAAGCCAGCAAATCTGGTCAGCAAAATTAGACGCTGTTATCATGGCCTTAGGTTTTTTAAACCAACCAACGTCTTGTGTTCGAACACTTTTACGAATTTCTGCATATGCCGATGTTTCCATACCAAAGTCCATGATCATGAGTTCTTCGTTAGGCATATGCTTTCTAAAGTTATCAACAAACCACGGAAGCATCCATTCTGTTGAAGAATCACAACCTGTAATGAATAATCTAGATAATGTCATATGTTTCGCCATAATTATGTTTCGCCAAGCAGCCAGCTTGTTTCTGAATTGTCGTGAAGCTATCTCTTGCTTCTATTGGCCAAGGGTAATATTCTTGTAACGTAGGAAAGTTCTGTAAACTAAGGAACACATCAGTAGGAGCAGCATGGCTCTTCGCTTTATCTATAAGAATCTTTGCGCCCCGTGGTGTGATCATATAACCATGAGCGCCTGGAAAGTATCTCTTAGATGTAAGCGGATTCACGCCAAGTTGCATTGGCGTTTGAGCTTTACCGTAACTAGGCTTACCGAGATTCATAACGTCTCTAAATTGCTTGAATACTGGAATATGATCAACAATAACCGCATCATGCTCAAGTATGAGAAACGTTTCATTTGTAAGAAGGCATTCGTCCCACAGAGCGTAATGAGAAAGAAATGCCGATAAACAGTTTTCGTATCGTGAATAGACTTCCTTGAATCCTTCAGTAGGAATATTAAACTTTTCTGCAAGCGCAATCGGATTTGCCTTGGGTGTAACAGCTTTAGATTTTTCGATATCAATGCCAAACTTGGCGCCTGATCTAATACATCTATCAGCAACCTGAACCGAGCGTTCGTTATCTACCATTGTAATTACATATGATTTCATAATGATGTTGTTGAGGGAAGTCCCTGCACCTCTGTATAGAATGTTTTTGTGACACCGAGATTTGGCATAAGTTGCTTACACATAATAGCATCATTTGGCCACAGACCGAATTGTGACACTAGAAGTTTAAGGTGTTTTGCTGCATCTGGTTTGATTATATATGCCGAGTTTCCAGCGATCCCCTGTGGAACTCTTTCCTCATCAACGGTTGGAACCGGTTGAATATCCGGACCAATTGGATTAATGCTATCGTGGAAATTCTTTGATCTACGTGTTGCACCACGTGGATGATTGATGCCAATAATATTATATGCGCTCGGTCCAGCAATCTTAGTATGAAGTTGTTCAATGAAAAGTGCATCGTGTTCAAGTATCAGAAATGGCTCGTCGCCCTTAGAGCATTGATCCCATAGCTCGTAATGACTTAATGCGCAAGCAATACGAGCAGACTTGTTCTTAGTTGGATACGGAGACTTGAGTAATCCAGATGCAATATCAAGCTCTTTTCTATCCCAAGGATAGTTCCAGGTCAGCTTATGTTCAATCATTTTCCGACCAACAATATCTGGAGTTACCGCATTAAATCTTTCAATATCAAATTTATTAAAAACCCTATCAGAACTTTTCTGTAGAGTTTGAAATCCCCTTTCTGAGATAGGATTGTTCTTTACTACGATTCCAAGCGCTTTCATTTTGTCACCATAAGAATGGCGCTATCCCCAATAAATTTACCATTTGATTTTTTTCTCGTGTCATATAACGTAGTATCATACGCAATAAGCTCATTCAAAAAGTCTGCGTATGCAAGACGATTATATTTAGTAGTGTCTTTCAAAAGCCAGGGGTCAGCTAGTTGCTTATCTGTCATAATATCAAATGGCCAAACGTCCTCGACAAAATACTTTCCATCATCTTTTAGAAATGGTACAGTGTGACGGAATGTGAGTCTGTTTGCCTCTGGCCAGTGGGCACCGTCATCAATGATAATATCAAATTTAACTCCTGGCCAAGCATTCTCAATAAGGGCAGTAATATTCGGATCCAGCGAATCCGCTTTAAGATGCTCTACACGTTCCTCATTAAGAATCGGAATTTCATGCGCCCGTTTGCGAATAAAAATATCTAGACCGTAAATTGTAGCATTAGGAAAATATTCATGCAGCGCAGCCGTGCTTGCGCCCTTGAACACACCAATCTCAAGAATGTTAATATGTCTGTATCTAACCGTCTCAAAGTGCGGTTCATATACCTCATTATAAAAGTGTTTAACAGAACCTTTATCAGTCTCATGTTTATCAAAAATCTTTAACAGATCACTCATTTTCTAGTCTCCAGATGTTTTTTGTAGGACCGCCATCAAAGTCGTATCCAAACATATCTATGTCAGCTTTATACCAGTCAGCGATAATCTTAATTGTCTCTGGAGTGTAAAGGTCCATATATGATCCTTTGTTTAATGCCGTGACATTACGTGCCTGACTCATTTCTTTCAAACCAAAATAATCACAGACATCTTGATTATAGTTCTCGAATGAAAGAACATCACACTTTAAATTACCTTCAGTGTCTGTCATATGGTCTAAGGCTGGATACCATCCACGAACGGCTCTATGCCACATGTAAGGCATATTACCCCATTTATGTCGCTCTTCAAGAAATGCCTCGAATGAGCTAACATCTGCATAGGACTTATCAACCTTACGTTCTACTTCAATTACCTTCTTTGCAAAGAAATACCGAGAGACAACACGATCCCAGGGATTTCTGATGATAGCAAATGCGTCTACACTTGATTGAATGTCTTGCGATAGGTCTTGATATCTTGCATGTTCGTTACCATGATGATCATTATTAGCTTTCATAATACGATGCAGCTCTTGCGTGTATGTTTTACTAATATGATATTGCTCACTAGCAACAATAATTTTGCTACTTAGTAGTGGGGATTTACGAATTGTCATTCCACCATTTTTAGGAATGTGAATGAATAGTTTTTTAGTTAACATGTTTCATAAGCTCCTCTACATTTTCACCGTGCTTTGGCAATTTATCTTTTAGAAAGAAATGCACAAAGTGTGCCCTTTTGACTGAGTAATCATCTATTGCTTTATAAAGCGCATTCCACTTCCAGTCTAAGGCTTTGCACCTCATACCAGATTCTTTGACAAACGTGTTAAGTAGCGTTTGATCCGTTGACCATTTCCATGGGCCTTGTCCATCAATAAATGGCTTGAACTCAGGGCGACGTAGAAACTGCATAGGTGTCTGCCCATTCAAATACTCAGAGAATGATTTATTCATTACCATCATTCCCATGTTATAAAAATCAGCGCCAGTCTGAGGATGCCAATTAAACAACTGCTTAAGTGGATTCATGCCATATTGCATATTCGAGTAGTTCTTAATCTTGCTGGCATATTGTGCCGTGATTGGCATACTCCGCTCAATCACAGCGCCAAAGTCAAAACCGATAGGAAGATCATCAAAGATAATAGGAGCACCAGTGCGAATATAAATATCAGCATCAATAATAGCAATTTGGTCGTATTCTTTAAAATACGCAAACGCATTTTCCTTTTCATAAATTGGAAGAAACCCCCCATGCTTTTCATATGATTCTTTACTGCGATTTGTCGTAAATGGATCTGGCGCAATCATAAGGGTTGGTGTTCTTTGAACAATATGATCTGCACCAATCCGCTTTGCATATGCAGCAACAGAATCAGTGCAGTGGTCATACAGCTTGGATTTTTTACCTAGATATACCTGATAAATTAACCTTTTCATTTAGAGTAATCCACAATGCGTTCAGCGATTTCCATTGCTTCTTTCCAACCGGATTTAAATCGGTTGCTTTTATAGCTATATGAAATAAACGATTCCAGACCACTGATGCTACTATCAATATCTGTATTAAGATTGCGAGCAATGTTTTCCCACTCACTGCGAAGATTAAGAATTTCAAATACACTCATTTTATTCTCCAGTAGCATAATTGTAAACATCTTTCCAGTTTCTCATTAATGGAACGTTGTCATAATTCATATTGTGAGAGTGTTCAATTAGAATTGAGTCCAATCCAAGGTCGAGGCCAAGTTCAGCATTTTCAATCTTGTCTTCAATCCAAATATCACCTGAGTCTTGATATGGAGCAAGAGCTTCGTCTTTATCTGCTCCAGTATCACAATACGTGAACTTTTCAAATACGCCAGCACCAAAGAGTTTAATCAAATTTTGCTCACGAAGGCTTTGCGCGTTGCGATCAAGAGACAATGAGGTAATCACGTGAAACACATACCCATGTTTTTCGTGAAGTTTGCGCACGTAATGAATAGAGTCGCGAAGTGGGGGAAGGAACCCAATAGCGGCAGACTCATTAAACATCTTTATAAAGGAAGTTTTTTTCTTTTTAGTAAGTCCATAACGATCGCCCATGTCATAGGTATTCACAATATCAGCGCGTTCCTTATAACCATGACTTTGCATCCATACGTTAAATGCGTATTCCCAGTTTAGAAGAACTCCGTCAACATCAGTCAAAATTCTCATTATATTCTCCATTTCATTGTATAATTCATAGTATACTAAAAGTTCTTGTTTGTAAACCCCTTACCATACTTTCTTACATTTTTTCCAGTGTACCAATACAGCCAACTGTGTAAACAATGGTCTGCATCCCAGAATACTAGAAAGTCAATAATCCAAACGATATGGGGTTTATTAGCTTTTTTCCAAGCGTAGTTCCTAGCAGAAAAAGTCTGATTGCTTTCACCTAACATTATAACATTAATAAGAACTGATAGTGCAATTGCTATTCTGTTGATATATTGAGCAATAATTTTTAATGGTTTACGAAACATTATGCATTTTCTTCCACATCAACTGATTCAGAGATATTCTTTAAATCATTTCTTGTTAAAAATTTATCATGGTCAACATTTTTAATTCTAATGTCTTTGTCAATTGATTTTGCTTTATGTCTGCCGTATTTTCTATTACGTGGATCAAAGCGCTTATATTTAGCCATTACTTAATTCCTAGCATCTCTTTCGTCATAATGTAATCACGAACAAAGTCAGAACGAACGATGTCTTTCCATGTGAATTCAGTCACTTCAAAGGTTGCCATATCCTCAACAATACGCATAAAGTTTAGAATGCCATTTTTCTCATCAGTCTTTTCAAAGTCGGACTGGTAATAATCTCCAACAAGAATGATTCGACAGTTGTTTCCAACCCGGGTTGCTACGGTGTCAAGTTCATGGAAGTTAAGATTCTGCATCTCGTCAACCAAAATAATAGCATTATGATATGACGTTCCTCTAAGGAATGATGTAGGTTCAAACACCACTCGTTTATTAGCCTCAAGCTTAGACCAAGCTTCTTTGTTATTAAAAATTTCACCGAATAGTTGCTGATAAGGCTTTTTGTATGGATCAAGTTTTTCTTCCATGCCAGGAAGGAATCCAATATCACGTGTTGGAACAATTGAACGAACAATAACGAGTTGCTCATATGGCGTTTCTTTATCAAGTATTTGTTCCATAGCAAAATGGATACCCATAAAGGTTTTGCCTGTTCCTGCTGATCCAGCTAAGACCAAATGATTAGAGTCTTTTTCCCAATCGTCTTTTGCCTTTTGTTGATTATTAGTCAACGCTTCAAACGGTTTGATATGCTCTAAACGAATAGCATTAGATGAGTATGATCTAGATGTTGATTGTGTTGCCACGGCCTGAGCCCTTTTTAATTTGTTTCTGCATATCTTTGAATCCATCAGGAACTTTTAGATCGCGGTTTCCTGACACGCTGCTTACTATCTTTGGTGTTGCTAACACTTGCTTTAGGTTTTGATTTTCTTCGAGATTTTTTTGGAGGTCCGTCCAGCTGCAGGTCACGTCCCACCGCTCCATCGTCTCTTTGTTTTCTATTGTGTATACGGGCATATAGTGCTTTCCAACTTAACCAATTATTTTCAATGTCGTATCGATGCATTGTATTCCATTGTTTAGATAAGCTGGAATACAATTGTATATATGTACGATTGCCATACTCACTTTCAACCAAGCGTAGGCAGGTTCCATTTTCACCAAAAGTAAGTTCATCAATGGTCTTATATTTTATATCACCAAATATACCTGCTTTCTGACGGTCAATAGGCGCTTGTTTAGGAACTCTTTTTTTTCTAGTAGCGGTAGGTTTCTTCTTTGTTGTCATTTTTTATTCCTGGTAATATATGCGCATATGAATCATTTTACACATGCACCGATTCTTCCATTATATTCGGGTGAAACAATCCACTCATAACCAAGCGAGGTTAAGTCCTCATTGCCACCAAAGTCTGGTATGAATTCACTTATTCCACTCTCAAAATCTGGATTACCTCTCAGATGAATTTCAATAACACGATTACCAATATATTCAATATTGATTGTCTCATAGCTATCAATAAGATAATCAATACATTCTGGCATAGGCATCTCGTCTGTTACCTTAAACCATTTTTTCCATTTAGTCAGGTCATTAACTGATTTAAGAACACCTTCAACAGCGAATGATTGCTTTTTGTTTACATAGTCAACACTTAGGTGCCGGCCTTCAAACCATTCACACCAAAAATATCCTAATGGAAAATGCATTGTCTCTATGTCAATCCAGACCTTCTCAGCGCCTTTACCCAGACCAATCATGTTAACACACGGCCGAACAATATACCAATCTGGCTTAGGAACATCCATTCCAACAGGACCACATACATATCCTAAGCGTCTAGATAGAATGAGTTTATCAAGAACCCATAAATCCTCTGGCCTTGTCACTGACCATACTTCATCTTCCGTCATTATGCTACCTTAAACCATTGTGGGATATCACGCTTTGACCATGTCATGGAAAATCGTTCTTGCTTTGTTTGATAGAATGCACGATACGAACCAACAGGATCATTATTATCTATACAGTCAGGCGCTGCACCCATAGCAAGGCGAAATGGTGTTTGGCCAACATCTGGAATATTGGTAGGAACCTCTTTAAGGATAGTACCAAGATCGTTGAATGACTTATGTGTTTTGCCATAGCGATAAGTATATTCATCATGGAGTGCAACAAAATGATCGTAATGCCATTTGTAATTAGTAGCAGATTCCATGGTCCAGACAGTACATGGATGGCCGACATGAACAGCCTTATATATAGTATTGTCATGACGATCAAGCGACCAATGCTTTACCATAGTTTTACCTGACTTAGAAGCAATCTTAGTAAGAGTACCATCAAGAACACGATGAGCAGTAGAAAGCATCTGTGCTGACTCAAGAATCATTTTAACTACGTGTTTGTCGCACTGTAGCTGTGCTGACTGAATAGGACATGTATCGAGTATAAAGATATTCATTGTAGACTCCTGTAAATATTATAGACATATTACTATAAGAACCATAGACATGTACATAGTAATAATAGAATAAATCCAACTGGCATTAGTGGTATACTACCCCCAACCATAAAGCCTCTTTTATTATACCATCGGTGCAACAATCTGTACATATGTATAATGAAAAAAGCCAGATATATTTCTATACCTGGCTCTTACTATTATATATCGTTATGGCTTACGCTGCTATTTGGAGTGTTTCTTCGATTTCTGCAATATGATCATCTAGATATGCCTTCTTATTAAGTACCTTATACATTCTATCCGTTTTTCCTTGTTTTTTATATCTCTCTGCTGCCCAGCCAAGGGAACGAGAATCTTTTTTTAGGCGGTCGATTGTTACTGAAACCATAAGTATGTCTCCAAATAAAAAAGGTGCCAACCGCGAAACGGTGGCACCTTCTGTTTAAGTTTTAAGGTTATGTCTTAAACTATAGCAAGCCAGGGAAAGCCTCCTGTGCTAACTTGAGTGTCAGACCTTTCACTGGCGGCTTTTTGTTAATCATTTTGCACACCAATTCTGCGTCCTTAGGATGAATTGATTCAACGATCCCAAGAAAAATCTTTTCACGTTTTACGGCAGGCATTTGTTCGCCTTTGCCGCCCTTTGCACAATATAGAAAGTCTTTGTGTTTTTTGAGTAGTGTAGTAGGAGCGTTATGTGCATCACATGCTGTGTATGGCACTTCTCCGGCCGGTAGCAACCACTGAATACGAGGATCGAGCGATCCTTGAACAATGTCACGTAGAGCAGCACTATTATTCTGCTGCAGTACCATAATCTTTTCCGCTCGTGTTTCAGCTTTAGTAAACTTTTCAAGCACTTCGTAAATCATCAACGCCATTAAACAAATTCTCCTACACAGTCAATTAGCAAGTTGCAGTTATGTGAAACAAGATACGTGAAAACCTTACTACGGTTTTTACTACGATCCTGTCCTACGAATGTATTTATAATTTCCTGGCGCACTACTTCAGGACATTCTGATTCTTCAGTGAGATCAATCATTTTCTTGTTGCGAATATAGTTGCGATAGACATCTCCACCAAGAGCCTTTGGATCATCCATAAGGAGAGCTTTTTTCTTAGCACTAAGAACAACTTGGCGCCGGCCTTCAACAAACACACGATCGTCAGACAGCACATTTGGAACACCGTCACCACTATCACCCTTAAGGAAGTGTTCCATCTGTTCAAGACGCGGATTATCTACTGTAATGAATTTCTTTGTTATAGGTGAGTATTGTGCAACATTAGAGTACTTGTGCAATTGCTTGAAGTCTTTGTCTGACGACACAATCATGATTTCCTCATAGTTACCAAATTCCTGAGACCATTTAACGATTTCAGCAATAGAGTCATCGGCCTCGCAGCCATATTGGTTGATGGTCTTATACGGAAAGTACTCACCAAGTTCATCAAAAACTTTGTTGATTGTAGAGAACGCAACGTCCCAATCGATTTTAGATTCTTCACGTGATAAGCCACGTTTGCCCTTATATTCAGGGTATACCTTCTTGCGCCAGTTGCCACCATTATCACCGATGACAACAACCTCGCCGTATTTGCTTCCAAACCTTTTGCGATACATACGGATGCTATTAAGGATCATATGCCGAATAAGATTTTCATCACTCCAGTGAGCAGCGCCCATGGCAATAGGGGCAATTGAAATTCCTGAATAGTCAATTAAGATCATGATGTAGTCCTTTTGTTATATTAATTATATTAGTTATACCACATAGAGTTACCAATGTACACACCTATTTTAGTAAACTTTGGACATGCGTGCGATGTATCTTACAGTTGATAATTCCATTATAGTAACTATCATCTAGCAAGACATTCCTGTCGAACTGTTCCTTTGCCTCAAGATAGCCGAGCTCACCTTTAGACTTGCCGAAGTGGATAATTTCGCGGTGGAAATTATCCACGCCGTGCTCAACAAGTCTCTGTTTTACTAGATCACTTGATCCGTAATACTTCATCCAATCAGACTCAGTAACAGATCTACGCTTGCGCGTTTTACCCTTCAAAGGTTTAAGTGTTTTTTTGGCCCAGAATTGCTTCTTGCCTACATACTTTTTTGAGTTGGTTTTGTCTGTGATAACGTAGACAAATCCAACCCATTTTTTTAATTCTTCTTCATCAGGTTCGTAAACCTTACCGCCATAGTGCCACATGACCACAATCCTTATACAACATATTAGTGCTAATGTTGTATATATGCCTTAGAATTCTTCGTCGTCATCTCCATCAAAGAAAGCATGCCCCGACACTTGGCCACACATAGAGCAAAATGAAGGTTCTTCTCTTTCGTCAACTACCACAACCCGAGTCTCTGAGCCACAGTAGTCGCATTCGCAAATGTATTCTGATAGTTTCAATTTTATGCCTCGCAGTTCTAATTTGTATAAATAGTAATGTAGGTCACGGAATTGCACTTCCCACCTACTCTAGAAACAAAAGGAATTCCAGTTCATGTATATATATATATATGTCTATTATGTTTACGCCTACATCAGACTTGACGGCACACCCTACTATATAGGTAAAGGGAGGGGCAAAAGAGCATATTCAAAACAACATTCTGTATGGGTTCCTAATAGAGAATCTGGACAAATAGTTATACTTGAAAATAATCTTTCGGAAGTAGGCGCATTTGCGATTGAAAGAAGACTTATCAGATGGTGGGGCAAGAAACACGAAGGTGGACTACTCTACAATAAAGCCGATGGTGGTGAAGGTAGAAGTGGATATAGTATATCTCGGCCACACACAGAAGAATCTAAGCAAAAAATGTCTAAAGCAAAGCAAGGTAAAAGTTATCCGAGACTTACTTCAGCTAATAGAAAAACTGCCGAAAAAAGACGAAATGTCCGTCTATCTGAAGAACATAAAGCCAAAATATCTGCTGGCATGAAAGGTAGAGTTATGACAGAAAATCATAAAGCAAATTTATCTAAGGCTAATGTTGGTCGTCCAGTAAGTGACGAAACCCGTTTGAAAATGAAACTAAAAAATTCAGTCAAGTCTACCTGTCCACACTGTGGTAAAGGAGGTGGTGGTAGCGCAATGAAGCGCTACCACTTTGATAATTGTAAGTCTATTAAACATTCATCCTTCGCATGAAATGCATAGCATGATATCACGCACAAGTTCTTGTGCTGGATTAGATGACCGCTGGTAGTAGAAAGTTTTTACACCCAAACGCCATCCTTCAATAATCAACGCGTTTATGTCTTTTGTTGATGCAGTTGGTGGAATCATAAGATTGAGTGATTGGCTCTGGTCTATATATTCTTGTCTTGCAGCAGCCTGCTGAACAACATTAATAGGACTAATCTCAGAGAATGTCTTAAACACATCTTTTTCATTCTGAGTGAGAAAGTCAAGATGCTGAACAGAACCTTTCCTCATTAAGATTGAATCCCAGGTTGCATCATCATTCTTGCCGTAATGATCTAGACATCTAGCAAGATAACGGTTCTTATACGTGAAGGACCCTTTAGCCAAATCCTTAACAAAGTAGTTTGATGCAAGTGGCTCGATTGACGGCGATACTTGACCAAGGATAAATGATGAAGATGTTGTAGGAGCGATGGCGCAACGAGTAAGATTGCGTACATCATAACCCATAAGACCTGACGGAACACCATACTCTTCTGCCATTTCCTTTGATGCGTCAAGTGATTTTTCATCGATGAATCTACTAATTTCTTCAGTTAGTTCAAGTGCTTGGAATGACTCAAATGGGATCATTTTCTTCTGTAGAAGTGTGTGCCATCCAAGCTGACCAATTCCAAGAGCACGCCAGGTTTTTGCAAAGAGATTGGCCGACTCCATAAACTTAAGACCTTCTGTTTTGCGGATATATTCTTCCATAACAGCATCAAGGAAATATGTGAGAGTTTCTACAGCGTCAGTATATTTCCATTTGTCCCAGGTAGAAAGGTTCATTGATGATAGGTTACACACAAATGTCCATTCATCGCTTGATGGCAGACAGATTTCTGAGCAGAGATTTGACGCCCAGATAGGAATGTTTTTGTCTTTAAGAACCTGTGGTTTATTGTCATTCACAGTATCAGAGAAGAACAGATATGGATAACCAGTTTCCTTGCGCTTTCTGAGCACCTTAGCCCATACTTCGCGTTTGTCTGCATCGCCATCAATCATTTCCTGCATCCAGTAATCTGGAATAGTAACACCAATTGAGATATTCTGAATGGTTGCACCAGGTTCACGGATTTCTAGGAATTCCATAATATCAGGGTTATCAATGTTAAGATAACCAGCAAAAGCCCCGCGGCGAGTGGTACCTTGAGAAATAACGTCAGTGCCAACATCAAACAAGCGAAGGTAATGAACTGCTCCATCTGCTTTGCCTCCTCCTTTAATTTTACTACCACGTGGTCGAATATCACCAAAATATCCAGATGTTCCTGCGCCGAGTTTGGTTTGGACACCAACCTCAGCTGTTTTTTGTAGAATAGCCTCAATAGAATCTTCCACGTAAACACCATTACATGAAATAGGAAGCCCTGTTTCTTCACCAAAATTTGACCATACTGGAGAGGAAAGGCTATAAAAACCCTGACTCATATAATCATAGAACTTGTTAGCAAATCCCGGGTAGTCCAAGATTTCTTCTGCTGCTTCCGCAATTCTGCGTACGCGATCTTCAGGAGTCACACCTGGTTGTAAATACCCACGACTGAGGAACGTGCGTGAATCGTCGTTTAGCCATTTAAATGCCATTATATTTCCTTAAAATAAATCATCTGCTGATACGCCTTGACCACGGGCATAGTCTACTGGTCTGCCATTGAAAAAGTCAACCATGTTGGTTCCATATAAACCCTCATCAAACCATCTGGTTTCCTTAATCAAATCTTTGTCATATGTTAATTCACTTGAAAAGCCAATTTGCTCTAGTGATTCAACCATACGCTTCTTAATGAATTCAACTAGAATTTCTGAGTTCAATCCTGGTACTGAGTATTCACCCATAATCCAACGGATCACTTCCGACTCACAGCGGATTGACTCTTCACATTCAAGTCGAATACGATCTTCAAGTTCTTCGTCGAACAGTTCTGGATACTCTTCACGGAGTGTGTTAATCAGTTTAATACCGACCTGAGCATGAAGCATTTCTTCATTACGCGTGTATTTAACTTGCTGTGCTGTATCCTTAAGGATAGCTTTGTTTTTGTTCATATGCAAGATGATGTAGAACTGGCTGAACAATGACACATTCTCAACAAACAATGTGAATAGTGTGATAGCATAGATATACTGTTTACGGTCATCTGCATATACCTTCTTGAGGTACTTACGGAGATAGTCAACACGGCCAGCAACAACCGGGTGTTTCATGTTTTCTTCAAAGATGTCATTGAGCTGAAGAACTTCAAGGAGCTTTTCATATGCCATGTTATGGATAACTTCAGAGTTACCCATCGCGTATCCAAGATCACGTAGTGATGGATGTGGTAGGTTATCACCTAGGTTAGACCAAAATGTTTTCACCGCAACTTCTATCTGACCAATTGCTGATAGTGTGCGGACAAGGATCCGTCTTTCTTCTGGACTCATGTCAGTCTTAAACTGACTATAATCAGACGTGAAATTGAATTCATCAGGAGTCCAAAACCCACTCCAAATTGCTTCAATAAAATCCTTGGTCCAAGGGTACATGTCAGGTTTTCTTGAGATTTGTTCTTCGAATAGCATCTAATTTCTCCGGGTAAAGCTGTATAAGACATCGGTCCTGAAAACTATTTCAGGCAACAGCCTATATTGTTTTGATTTCTGATACCATTATATATAAGATCTCAGGTCTTGTAAACACTACATATTGCTATATTCACAAAATATTTTACACCATATTGCCTTAGTCGGCTGGTGGACCTGTTATTGCCTTTTCGTAGTAAGCAATAATTTCTTTCTGTTGTAGAATGTATCTACGGAGCTCTCCGACACCTATTGATAGGTTTTCATAGCCTTTTGGTGTGATCGCCATAAATGTGACCGATCCACCATGTTCATCAATCCTCTTCATAGCCTCGTCGAAGTTTTCTTCTGATACAACGAACCATTCACTATCCGGAAAGTCTATAGGTTTTGGCCAAGCCTGAATAGGGATATTACGTTCAGTAAATTTGGTCTGTGTTACAATCTCTTTATCAATAGAAGAGGTACAGTTACTCAGAATCAGCAGGGCTGGAATCAACAGGAGTAGTTTCATCTTTTAGTTCCTCTCTTAGTCTGTCAATAGCGTTGTTTATACGAATAGCAAATCCATCAGGATCAGCCTGAGCTTCTCGTACAATATCGATTTGGCTAAATCTTTTTCTTAATCCATCAAGTTTACCTTCAGCTGCCTGTAGGTTAGCCGTAAGCTCTCTATTGAGTTCTTCATTACGCTCTTGATTTTCTTCCATGGAGTCAACAGTCGCCTGAAGGGTCTCGGCTACTGTTTTGAGTTTGATGTTATTTTCACGTAGCAACGCAATTGTTGCCTGAGTCGATGTATAGTACCAATATACTCCACGAGACACAGAAGCAACCATTGCTATAATAAAGATTGCAACGTAAATTTTAATCATTTCTTATCATCCATATATTGTCTGAATCTTTTAAGAACAACCGGAGCTTTGTCCTTACGGCGTCGACGGTCTGTTACATTATGTGCTTTAAACCGAGGACCCATATTCTTCGTGTCATTAGGAATACCAGCAGATGCCGCAGTATTACCGAGCTCTTCTTCTAGCGGGTTTCTTTGTTTCATCTAACAATCTCCGATGATGTGATGTATACTTTTTTGTTTGTTCTGATATGAGTTGCTTCATAGATGTTAATTCCAAAAATAGTGCCGACTGGTTTCGCATCTTCGGCAACCTTTACCTTAGATCCTTTGGCAACTGTCATTTCAACACCTTCAATGATCTTTTCATTCTTAAGAATATAAACTCCTGGAGACAGTGTTTGATCCTTTAATACGAACCAATTGTTTTCTTCAACCAACAAATCAGTCGGATCAACACCAATGTCACCAAGACCCTTTAAAATCTTTTTCTCTGATACACTATAGTTTTCTTTAATAAGGTATAATGCGGCGGCATAAGACGCAAGCCGAGAGCTTCCACCTGGCGCTTTTGCCATAAGACGTTTCACATTAAATACAAGACGATGAAACGGTGTGTAAAAATTCTTAAACGCATCACGGTTTTCAATTGTATTCATTGAATAGTCTTTGTTGCGTTTTCCTGCAGCATCAATAATGCCTACCTCGAACGCTTTTGTTTTGTCAAATGGTGTTGTAAGAAGTGTGAGAAATCTAAATGTATAGACTAAATCACCAGCGCGTTTAATTATACCCATATTATAGTTCCTTAAGTTTTTTCTCAATGATTGGATCTGATTCAATATCAGCAAATTGACCAATTCGAACGTATTTTAAAAATTCTAAAAATGGTTTAACAGATCGCCAGTGATCGTCATTAAATTTTATAGCAAGTATTCTAAGACTTGCATATGGACCAAATACGTTAAATATGACTACAAGATGGTTTAAAATTAATCTCGTCTGTAAATCACCTGTTTCAATGTTTCTGTTTAAGAGTCGTTTAACGTACTTAAAACGTTTGAGGTCAGCATAAAACTCATCCGGATCTATTGTTCCTAAAGGTGAGTAATAATGCTTGACCGCAAACTTTACCAAATTTTCTTCAAGCAATTCATCATTATTCATATTATGTTATCTTTTTACCATTCCGGCTACTATATCTAGTAATTTTTTTCTTGAGGATCTACGGTCAAGCTCAACGCCAAATTCTTTACGAGCATATGCCTCAAGACCTTTTTTAGTCATTGCTTCAATATCATCATGGATACCATTAGTAGTAGTATCTATTACAATTTCTTCCTCAATTTTTACGCCGTTAAACGCGTCAATATCAGACTGTGAAAGTTTCTGTGACTTAAGTAGTTCCCCAGTCTTGGGGTGGCACCAACCCTTTAGAGTTGGTACCGCATTTTTTGCAAAATTAGGAGCTGCGATAGCCATTATTATTTCCCATCATTCTTTGGCATTGTTTTGTCGCCAGCATCATTGTCCCCAGTTCGCTTTGGTGCTTTCTTTGTCATTGACTTAAATGTCTTAAAGTTAAGAGCATTTGTTGCAAGCTCGTCAGTAGCCGGATTCATTGGTGTTGTTCTATCTAGCTCTTTTTTAGCGGATGGTGAAAGACCTTCGCCACGAGGAGAGCCATTGTTCATGTTACCATGATTCACTGCTTCATTTTTACCCGACATAGTTGGAGCATCATGTGTACCTTTTTTAAGGCGGCCAATGATTCGACCACCGCTATTAGCTACAACGAAATCACCGTTGTTTGCAACAGAGGTTCTATGACCGTGGTCTTTTGGCAGTCTTGTTTTACCAAGAGCTTTTAGCATAAGTTTATGGTTGGCATCGGTTTTAGCTTCGTCTAGTTCAACTTCTTCGTTCATCATTTTTCTGTGCAGCGCCTTAACTTGCTTTGCCCCAAGGATTACCATGTCCTTTCCGAAGGACGATGTTTGTACAAAAGTAATGCCACCATCAGCTTCGTGAACAGCTTTAACACCGCCACCCAAATCTTGGATTACTTTTTTAGCTTCATCCAGTTCTTCAACAGATTCTTGTGTCAGAACTTCAACCTCGGTTTCTTGGCTTTTGCCTTTCATCGATTTTGAAACGCCTTTGCGGCGCTTATGAAGATATTCATCAGATGAGTCCACATCACCATCGTTATCAATGTCTTTGTCTTTGCGGTCTTTGTGTTTACCTTTAAGAGCCTTGGCATCCACTGGATCCATTGCTTCTTTTTTGGTTTTGTCTTCTTTATCCCAAGGAGCTTTAGCAAGGGATACTTTATCCTTTGGTTGTGCTTTAACGCTTGCAAGCGCTCGGTCTTTAGCTGAAGCTTCAGCAACTTGTGCATATGCTTTTGCCATTGTGAGAATGTCTTTATAGTTCATTTTATTTCCTTACATTAGTAGGTTAGTGGCAATGGCTCCTGCCGCTGCGATTAAAGCTATCCAAAATAGCTTATTGATTGTTTTTACTGTTTGTGAATTTTCCGATGTCACTTTCTCAAGCGTATCGAGTTTCTCAGAGAACCTGTTCATACGCTCATATTGCGCAGCATGTTTCTGTTCCATATTCACGAGCTTTACTTCAGCTGTAGCAATAGATACCATAGCATCGGCTAGCTTATCTATCTTTGCTTCGATTCGGTCTAATCGATTATCGTCGGCCATTAACACTTCCACCTTCTTAACGACATTGCTTTTCTAGTAGGTCTGCCCTTATCGTCTTTCATTGGACCGGGATTGCCACTCATTCTTGCACAGAAGCTTTTGCGTCTGCCAGCTGCTTTACTGCCTGCTTTAACTTTACCAGTAACCGCCGTTTTAAGATTGCCACCTGTTTTTTTATTATATGCCGAGACTCCAGCCTTGGTCATTCCAGCGCCCCTTTCAGTAGAACGGAAATGCCCCTTGGAATCTGCTCCTCTTTCAATTATATATGATTTGAAAGATTGCATATTAGCTGTCCTTGTCTACTACGTTTTTGTCAACGCGTGCCATACGAATACCGATTTTACCGTCAGGCTTAGTATATTTTTCAGGTTTACGGTCTGCTGAGACAACAGCTTCTTGAGTTAACTTATCAACCGCTTTATCTACATACTGAGTACGCTTCATATTCTTCACGGCTTTTTTGTTAACGCCAACAGGGCGATCACCTTTAGCATATGCTCTAGCATTATCTGCTTCACGTCTAGCTACGTCTGCTGAAGCTTTCTTAACATATGAACCAAGAGTCTTTTTTGAAATTTCGTCAAGTTGGGTTTCTTCTTTCATAGAAGAAAGATCCTTTGCAAGCGCTGGTCTAGCCGACATAGCATTGGCTGCCTTTGATGAGCGTTTAAATTCACCTGATTTTGACTTCTCATGGCCTGCGGCAGTTCTATGCATGGATGCTGCGTCTCTATGATCTCGAGCCTGTGACATGTTATTCTTACTTAGGTATTTTCCAGCTAGCTTATTATGCTTCTGTTCCATATCGTAATGGACACCCTCGTCCATCTTTTCTTTGTCTTCGTCCTCGTCTTCGTCGCCACCATGATCGCCAAGTGAGGAGTGAAGACTTTCAATTATAGTGTGAGCCTTAGTAAGTCTATTTTGCATCCACTCAGGAAATGACTTACCTGATTCAATATGCTCTTCAATCTCTTCAGCCGCATATTCAATAAATTCAAGTTGCTTCATTGCCATACCGCCTTCGTCACGGGATGCAGGCTCATCATCTTCCTTAGCTTCTTTTGCCAAAGTCAGTGGCTTATTTTTGTTAAGACGATCTCGCAGAGCTTTTAAGTCAGCTTTTGTTTTATCCATCTTATACGCTTTTTTAGTGGTTGCCATACCCGAGTTAGAAACCTTCTTAGTAAGCATATCGAGCGAAATTTCCTGAATGTCAAGACCTTCCTTCTTATATGCCTTACGCGATCCGCACGCTTCCTCAACAGATTCTTTTTGGGAATCTTTAAAGTCTTGATCTGTTGGAGCATCCTTTGATCCAGGCTTGCGCATCTTTTCACCAGAGCCATTTTTAATCCGTCTGCGTTTGGCGTGGATATTATCCCATAAGCCGTTCTTTTCTTCTAACTCAGTTCTGAATTTATTAAAATCAATCATTTTGGCTTGGTCTCTCTATTTTTAATTGATGTTTGTCTTGTTCTTGCTCTGTCCATCATTCTATCATGACGTTTTGCATCCGAAGACTTTTCTCTTTCGATTCTTGCATTAGCAATATCGATAAATGTTGGGCGCTTGACTTCTTCGGTCTTTTCGCCGGGTGTATTTTTCTTTGCCTTCTTAGTCGATTCAGGTGTTCCCCAATCAGGCTTATCAGCATACATGCTTTTTTCCTGAAGTGCGACAGAAAAGGGTGCAACATCATATTCAATTACTGGTTGATCAATCTTTTCAACAGAATCAAGCCACTTGCGATATTTGTTTGCCTTTGATTCAATGATAACATAGTTTGAGCCAAGTTGCTTTACTATGCCAAGTTCACCATTTTCTTTGATAACAACTTTATCACCAACTTCAAAAAGTTTTCCGTCAATATAAGATTCTCTAATTGCTGATACCGGCTCAAGTGCGATGTGTTGTTTAAAGTTTGTCTCTTCTTTAAGACCCATACCTTTACGCACACTATTAAAAAGTTGCTTACTGTCGGCGTTAGAAAACTTCTTTGGAAGACCTTGTGAAAATGCTGTAAAATCATTATCACTAGCAGCAGCTCGCATTTTCGATGCTGACATGCCATCAACACCTTCAGAATCTGGATCTCTTTCTCCAGCCGATACTACCTTAATATCAGCAAAGTTATAGAATCCATGGCGAGCCTTTTCAGCATTGTATCTGTTTAGCAGAGCGTTAAACTCATTAACGCGATCAGATCCCACAACCATTACAACCTTGCGGAATCCTTCATTGTATAGAGAAACTGCTATATCAAAGATATTTTTAATGGATGTGTTCATAAGGATATTGCGCGCATGACGAGGAAACATCTTGCGAGCAAAAAGAATTTTATTTTTGTATTGAATAGGGTTCTTTTTAGGGTCTGTTGATTGTGACAAATACATTCTATATGGGTTTTTTCCTGCGGTCGATGCAAGCTTATCTAAAAGCTTTTCGTGTCCGACCGTTGGCGGATTCATTCTTCCAAATGAGAAGAATACCGTTTTTTCTTCTTCGACGAGGTACTGTCTAAATGATCCAATCATTGAGCGCGCTTTCTGTCCATTTCTTTCTTCCGGACGTCCTTGATCATTTTCTTGGACATGCGGCCGATTCTATTTTGAAAGGAAGGAGTACTAAGACGTTTTTCAATCTCAGCTTTTCTCTGTGGGCTAAGATCGCCCTTGGAAGTGTTCTTAATCAGCTTTTGATACACAACGTTTCGAGCTGCTTTGCGAGCTCTTTTTTCGAGTGTTTCTTTACTTGCAAAACGTCTGGCAGCACGTGCTCGGCCAAGGGCAACCTTTGCCTTGTTTCGGCGCATGTCACGGCCCTTTTTAATACGAGCAGCTACTGATAACGCCTCATCAACCTCGGTTGATTCTGAAGTAATCTGATGCACGAGAATAGTATGAACTCCGTCAGGAGATTTAATCTTTTTGTGCTTTGTTTTATAGCCAATGCCGACGGTTTTGGGATGCTTCCCTTTGTCAATATAATCACTGACAGGATTCTCGTGAGTTGGGTCATTGGATTCGCCTATTGGACCGCCTTCGCCCACGCTATAATTTCCACGTCTGCGGCGCAGTGCTCTATAGTTGGTGAGATCATCTTCACCTGGCCTATATCTTATTCCCATTGGAAACATGTCTTTAAATTTTAACATTCAGTTTTTCCCATTATCGACCGGTTTTATCCCAGCCTTTTAAAATCTCTGGCGAAAAGTTGTTGTACGAAAATTCCATTCTATCAACAATCTTTACCGCATCACCACCAAGTTTATCAATTGCAACATAACCTTCAGGACCAGTTGTCCTATATCCTGTTGAGGTTTTTACGAAAGTACCAACATTAGATAATCTATTAAGAGTATTTATAAGTTTTAATTTTGCTAGAACAATCATCTGTTGGAGATCAAAAACAAGCTTCAGGTTCTTTTTGTTTGCCCCTGAAAAGAAACTAAGGATATTATCAAGCTTCGCCTGCTTACTGGCCTTGCCTTTTTCAGTTTTTAGTTTGTCAATTTCCTTTTGGAACCGCGCTTTAATCCAATTGATAAGACCTGTAACGTGTTTGTTCGTATCGGTAATAACAGTACCTGTTCTGACAAATGAGTTACCATATGTTTCAATTAGCATAGTAAGTTCCGGCTTTGCTTCCATTTGGCGAAGAGTTGTTCCTGAAATCTGGTTGAATATTTTTCCAGCGTTAGATAGGTATGTATTAACTTCTTCGGTGTCTTTTTTAGTCATAGTGAGTGAGCTGTAATCTTTCAACATAGCGTCCTGTGACCACACATTTTTAGATTTCTTAAAGGCCGCAACATTCACCCCATATGATGCTTTCATAAGATCAAAGGTTGGACCTGTGTAGGTTGTATGCCATACAATACCGATCTTCTTTGATAGGACATCTCGCGCCATTTCTGTTTTGGCCGGAACAGCGTAAACTAAAGTGTTCGGGTGGAACGTAACATATTCAGAACCTTTAATCTTTGTTTTGCTAAGATCGCCTGGGCCAAAGAGAAAGTCACCTTGAACGACTCCTTTAATTCCTAGCTCCGGAAGATATCTTAAGGCTAGTTTTAGTTTTTCAGCAAGATCGCCTGAAGTGTCATCGTCAACTTCGGCTGGTGTTTTGTAGACCTTTGGGTTCTTATTAAAAATACCCTTTTTTGCTACAAAGAATTCCCCATCAGACGGATCTATTCCAGCGAATACAGCCGGAGCACCATCCCATTTAACACTCACATTACCGGCCTTGACTCCAGACAACATATCACGTAGCTCGCGAAGAGCCAAAATAGCTTGACGAGTGCCATTGACTCCTCCGTAAATAACTTTATCTTCGATGTGAGTCATATGTGTATTTTTTTGTTCTGTTATAAAGTTCTTAAAGTTTTCCATTAATTGTCCACCAATAGTATGTCGAAAGCTACAGTATATCTGCCGTTATTGTCTCGTGTAGTTGCACGGACATCTATATCAGATTTTTCAGGTATAGGAATTGGAACAGTAAATTCATAGTCGTATGGTCCGCCTATTCCAGCGAATTCAAAGGTGTGTCCTACTCTGAACGTGGTTTGCCCGCTGTATCTCACATACATAAATCCACTAGCGTCTTTATTTGCTTCGGCAGACGCATTTCCTTTTAAAAGATATCCTGTTTTACCTGCTGGTATGGTATAGACCGCCATTAGAGTTTGACCTTGCCCAGCAGTAATTCTGGCAACAGTAGTTCCGCCTGCGGCACCAGCTTCAATATCAATATTACCGATATTAGTTGTACCTGTATCAGTAACAAAGGCTCTATTCACTCTACGGAAGAGAGTAGTTCCGACTTGATCTGCTCCTGTTATTGTAATATCTTCTTCTACATAATCCCAGTTGGTATCAAGTCCTTGGACAGTAACGATTAGACCGTTATCGGATGCGTTATTTCGTTCCACATTTACAACCGCAGGCGTGTCCAAAGCCGCCCAAGGATATATAGTATTATCCACATCCCACACAGATCCAGTCGTGCTATTAGACATATTCGGAACTGCCCCAAACTTATGATTGAATGAGTATCCAGAAATAAGGCCTTGTGCAACTTCCAAATAAAATGGTTTGTTTGAGCCTGCTACAACTGATCCGACAATGTTAGCATTTACGGTTCCATCTACGGTAATACTACCGCCGTCGTCACTTATTGGAATGGGATTGCCTATATCATTACTAATTTCCACATTACCCGGGATTGTCACATCGCCCGTGATAGTAATAGATTCGCCACCAATGGAAACCGGGAAGGGGTTATTGCTATCAACGATAACACCGTCCTTTGTGGACAACATCATGACTTCATGGATATCATCATTCTTTTGGGGCTTTGACTTATTACCTCTGCTTAAACTGTACTGTGCCATTAGATAATTTTTCCTCCACCGGTTGGCGCCTTGGCCAGTCTATAGCTGGCCATAACATCTATAGAAGCGTGTTTATTAGGACTGTTGAGTCCGCGTGGTTGAATACGAACTTCTAATTTAGCTTCTAGGTCTTTCAGATCGTCTAACTTTGAGAGTCCCATCATGGAAGCAATTTCATTTTGCTGAGCGGGGGTTATACGGCCAGCCGTATCCACCAACCAAATCTTATCTTTTAAAAACATAAACAACAGACTTGCTTTAGCACCACTTTTTAGATTTTTCTTAAACTTTGTTTTATAGTGGTTGACAATCTTATCGCCCATTGCATTACTTTCGATCTTAGCAATATGATAATTATCAGTGTTACTTGCGAACTCAGAAGCAAACGCCTTTCTGGTATCTTTATCTTTTATTACGCTTAGAGCGCCTGAGTATATTTTCTTCACGTCCTTCGAAAAGTATTTTTGCAAGTCACTCAATAATCGCTTTGCGTTTTTAGTAGCATCAGGGGTGTTGTTCATAATATTGATCAATTCCTGCTTAGACTCACTTTTAGTATCCGGGGTAGAGAATTGTCTGCCGTCAAAGATCCAGTCTCTCATCGAACCCATCTGGGCTTTATAATCAGCCTTGTATTCATAGTGAAGATCTACTATAGTGCCGTCGGAAAGCTTAATTCGATACGCAAAGTCAGGAAATCCAGCATCAAATCCTGCTGGAGAGACAACCGCTTTTGATTCATTACCTAGTCTTTCCCCCAATTTTCTAAAGGCATTATTTTCAGCTGCTTGAGCCTTTGCACTTACTCCACGCACTACGTTTTCCTTAATAAATGATTTGAATGATTGCATATTACGTTTCTCAATTAATAATGTTGTTTCTTCTATTTATACATTTTTGTACAATAAAAAAACCAGCCCGAGAGCTGGTTTAAAGGTTTTCATGTTGGAAGAATTAGTGGTTCTTCCAGGCATCTCGCTGGTAGATATATGCATCTACCTTCTCAGCGAAGCGCAGTGGAAGAGACTGATTATAGCGAGCAACGCCACGACGATGACCACGGCCCTGAAGCTTTACGTAGTAACGCTCAGTGCGGCCTTCCTCTTTAAGCATACTGTTGCATTTTCTTACGAAACTGCGGAGTGATGCAATCTGTGGATCGTTTGGAGTGAATGTTCCGAGGTATGAATCAGTGCGTGTCATTGTGTATCTCCTTTTGATATATTAGTTATACCACATAGTAATACCAATGTACACAGTTATTTTCAATTACTTAAGATTAATTATTAAGCGGGTTGTCAAGCGCTTCCTGTAGAGTTTCCTTTAGGTCAGCGTCAAGTTGTCGCATGTCTGTATCGATTCTATCTTCAGTTTCTCGCATAGTATCTCGCACGTCCTTTTCAGATTCGCGAATAATGCCTTCAACTTCACGGATAGAAGCGGTCACATCCTTTGATAGTTGATTCATATCAGCCAACACACTTTCAAGCATTATGTCGATATCTCGTTGTGTTGCTTTGATACGATCCTCGGACATCTCAACTTTGTCCTCAATTCTATCCACCAGGTTTTCCATCTTTGTCACGTCATCACGTAAGTCATTTTTAATATCACGCGTGTAGTCAATTGCCGCAGTGAGTTGAGTTTCAATAACATCGTTCCGGGCTGCAATCGCATCGGTATCAATATTCTGGATAATCTCTTTCATGTCAGTATAGTCTTTATAAAACTCAAAGGCCCCATAAGCACCTCCACCAAGCGTCGATAAAGCGGTCAGAATAGCGAACATCCTACCACCTCGAAATGTTGTTCCAGCGAATTCGAATTCAGCCATCTTATTCTCCTATTTTTTAACTACTGGTTTTGTTGGAGCACCCTTTGCGTATGCCTGTGCTCCAAAAAATGCTCCGACGATTGCAGCAACAGAAACAAAGTATGTTGCCGCCATATTACCTAGGATAGTTGCAGCTCCATCCAATCCAATAGCAACAGCAATCACAACAGCAAATGGATATAATAGCATTCCAGCAAGAGCGAACCATGCCATTTTTCTTTGAGCGTCACGCATTGCATCGGCGTCTTCAAGTTCTTTTCTTTTAAACTCGATATACATTGCATGTTCAGCTGGATCAACGATTCCATCACCATTTGTATCTGCGGCATGAATGTCTTTAGTTTCGTCAATCATATTGCTGCCTTACCATTTCTCCGTGCTTTACGTCACTTGCTCCATTAAAAAATCTAGCGTTTGGGTTATCATGGTTTTGATGCGTAGTGTAAATATCTTTTGACTCGTACATTTGTCCATCACTCATCTGTGGTTGATTATATTTTCTAAAATTTGGGTTATAACCAAGTAAGGCTGACTGAGCATCTTCTGATGTATCACCGGATTTAGCTGCAGCCACTAATATGTCTTCGCCCTCTGGGCTTAATCCTGAGTCAGATTCTTCTTCCGAACTACCACGCCCCGATTCTATGATAGCTGCTAGTGCATTTGTGATTGCCGTGTCTATTACCGCTGTATCAAACGAGGCAACCTCGATTTCAATTGAATATAAGCCGTCTTCAGCTAGCAGATCGCCAAAGCCAATATCAGTATTATCAACTCCAATATGACTATTAAAAGATAGCAAATCATTTACCCCGCTTTCAAATACAATTGAGCCATCATAAGACCGTGATCCCGACAGACCATTCACTAGATTGTTCGATGATATAATTGCCTGAGTAGAACTAAGCGCAGCTTGATTGCCACTAAAAGAATCGTCAAGGGATGCTGAAGCCCGGGCTGATTGTTGTGCTATATTCTGGGCCGACTCAGAAACAGACGCTGCTGAAGATTCTGCATCTCTAGCAACCGATAATGCATCAACATTAGTTGTAACTGGAGGGGTTTCTGCCTGGGATATGGTTTCTTCTACCTGTGTCACAACTTCTGATTCGGGTGTAGTGAATGATTCAATTACGGAATAGTCAGTAGGCGATTCTGTCTTAATATATTGTTTTTCAATTGCAGCAAGTTGTTGCTCCTGAGTCGGAATGCCAACAGACTTATTAAAGGCGTCTATGTATCCAATACAAGTCGGGCTAGATAGTGGATCCACACCACACTTATCAATTGGGGCCGCGCTGAATATCAATTGAAATTGAACATCTTTTACTTCAGGGCCATAATAACCAGACCAATATCCAGCGTCATACCCGTCAACACTAATCACAATTTTGTCTATATCAGAGCCTGTTAATGTGAACTCCTCAGAGCCAGAAAACTCAGTCCAATTGCTAATTCTATAGTTATAATCGTATGACTTATCCCAGACAATTCCCTCTTTGTCAAAGAACTGAACGTTTATTTCTAGGAGGTCTTGACTGTATCCATAACCATCTTTGTCATATGGACCAACTGCATTGCTATTTTGAATATACTCTGCGTCGGCGTTCTTTATTTTCCATGAATACGTGTATCCATTTACTTCAATTCCAGTATCGGCAAATGCTTGTATAGTAGCGTCAATGGTATTAGTCAGTTTCATATTATCCTCGGGGCGCCAACTAAATCTCATTGTGCCGTCCTGAGATATTTGCGGACAACCTCTATACGCTGGATTTGAATACCAGTCGCCTTGCGTATGGATTGGATTACTACCCCATGTGCCGTGACCGGAAGGTCGATAAGTGCAATCTCCCTGGCTGGAAGGTCCAGACCAGGTTGCACTATCATCAATTAAGTTTGGTGTTAGAGTTTGACTATAAGCCGATTGAGAGTAAAGTAACAAACAACAAGCTGCCAAGTATTTTATTGGCCGCTGCATTACTATTATTTCCCTTCTGTGCTTTTGGCTGTAAGTCCTTGTTTAGGTCCCAGAGAATCTGTGCTTCCATTCCAATTTTACCGTTAAATGGGCATGGAGTTCCTGCCATCATCATAGCGTCAAAGACACCTTTGTCTTGACACATAACAGCAACTGCTGCAACTTTCATGCCCATACTATAGAGCAACTTAGAGTTCTTAAGTCTTTCACAGTTTATATCACGCACATGGCCACCGCCAGAGGCGCCGAGAATCTGTGTTTGCACAGATGCTGAATATGACACAGTACATGTATCATTACCACCTGGCATTATCGTCGGCGCAATGGCAGAAGGAGGTGGTGACGTGACTGTCTGATTCACATCATTCGTGTTACTGTTAATATTCGTATTAGTTGACACCGAATCAACCGAATTGGTATTGGTATTTGTGCTCACGTTTGTATTCGTTGATGTTGAGTTAACAGTCTGATCAACTATAGAATCTGAAGTAGAAACGTTGGTGTTCGTGTTATTGTTTATCGCTGTAGAATCTACCGTTGAAGTGCTGTTATTTGTGTTTGTGTTATTAGTACCACCTGACACGACATTATTGTTTGTTGCCGTAGAATTTACGGTTGAGACATTCGTGTTAGAGTTCGAGGCAGTTGAAGTTACTGTCGAATTATTCACATTGTTATTTGTGTTTGTGCTGGTTATGTTGCTCGTGTTCGTATTGGTATTATTCGAATTAACCGTGCTATTTGTAGTTGCATTCGTGTTACTATCAGTAGCAACAAAGCTGGTCGAGTCGTATAATCCATCACTGTCATCGGCAACCTGTGCAAGGACAGGACTTCCTAAAAATAATAAAAACATGATAAAGGGCAATGAATTTTTCATTGTATTTCCTCCATGTATTTTATAGAACTATTTATACAAAAAAAGAGCGCCACAAGGACGCTCTTTAATTAGGAAGGCATGTGGCCTATCCTTATGCCGGCCAGGCAAGTATTAGAAGTTAAAGCCAACACCAACTGTTGCTGTGTCGTATTTAAAATCTTCGTCTGCAGCAACTGTACCATAGAGAGATACCGTTGAGTTAAGACCGTATGTTGCTTTCGCAGATACACCAGTAAAGTCCATTGAACCACCGTCAGTAAATGCTGCTTCTGCATGCATTTTTGGCTCAATAAGGAAGCCAGCCATAGAAACTGCGGGGCCGAATTCGATTGCAGTTGTTTCTGCTTCGATATCATATTCCACGTCACCAGCGAAGCCGATGCCTGCACCGAGGTCTGCCGCGAATGCAGAAGTAGTAAGAGCAAATGTTGCGGCTGTTGCCAAGAGAATTTTTTTCATGTTATAGTCCTATTAAATTAAAGTTGTTATGAGCCCGTTGATTCATTGCAGTGGAACTCATACTGCTAGGCTTCTATCGTTCGCCACGGATACGGTTTCTGTTTCTAGGCCACGTATCAGACCCACATGGCTTATGCCGCTAGGGCAGAACCAAAAGGAGATGCATTTGTGTTTGCATTTAGTAGTTGTGACTGAATAACGTAGGTCAACACGGTAAACTCCATTTCATTTTCACACCTGTCGATCCTAAATTTCAGCCCCATCATCATTGTTCTTTTTCTTAGCATGAAAGTTTAAACCAGGACTAACTGCCTTTTTACCTTGGCCTCTAATCCAACCATCAGGAACATCTGCTCCTTCTTTAAAGCAACTTCTTTGAGTAGGATCACTAGGATTGTGATACCATTTCAAACCTTGTGTAGAACCTTTGCTTCTTGTATAGGGTCTGTATTTCATACCCTTACGATTAGCATTGCCTTTAGCCGCACCCTTTTTACCAGATTCGCTTAACATTTCTCTAACCAATTCTTCTTTAGTTAAGAGACCTGCTAAACCTTGCCAAGCCAATTTATCTTCCCATCTACCATACTTCTCATATAGATTTTTATGCGCTTCTGCATGTTCTTCGATGGTAAGTTCTACTAAGTTACTTTCTTCGTCTGATCCGCCCAAATGCTTTGGGATGATATGGTGTTTATGTTTCATTCTAAGCCCTCTTATCTATCCTATTTCTATTTATAATAGGATAGATTTCAAGAACAATCATGGTGAAGCTGCTGGGTACCGCCCCCAGGTCCAGAATGTGTCCACGTTGCTTCAACGTTTACAAGTTAATTTATACTATTTCGAGCAGTTTGTACACAGCCAATATTATTAATTCATTGGCTGTGTCATTAATGTATCACTTAGAACGGGGCCGAAGTTGCACCGCTGCGATGCAGAAGCGTGTTATAAAGTGTGTCAATGTTGAAATAAAGGTCTTCAAGTGATCCGTTATTATCAACAATGTAGTCTGTCATCCATGGTTCAATTGTCATGGATGACTTTGGTTCTGGAGGAAGATGATCTGAGCGATCGATCCAGATAGTATGATCTACTAGACCTGCATTCACAATACCATGAAATTCGCGTTTGTTTCGCAGGCCAGCATAGATGTCAGAAATCTCAAAGATTTCTCGTCCAATAGTTGCCGGATCATCTGCACACCGCGCAGCAATAAGATTATACCATTCTGAGCGATGAGCACCACGATCTTCGAAGCATTCCTCTACGGTAGTATAACCATATAACGGCGCAAGAACCGGAAACACTGTTTTCTCTGCGTTGTGCATGCTTGATGACGCAAACTTAACACCGTATTTCTCTTCTAGATATTCAGCCGCGGTATCTTTACCATGACGAGCATGACCAATAATAATTAGTTTCATTAATCCCAAGTTCCATCCCATTTATAAAAAATATGAACACCGTACCTTACTGTCTCATCCATTTGATACGCCCAATGTGGCTTATCAATATAGTCTGCATAGTAAAAAGTAGCGGAGCCCGTGTTGTCTTCTAAAGTGTTATTATAAACTGCTTCAGCCACTTTGTAAACCTCTGAATAAAGTTCTTTATTGCCTGGTGTGTGGTTTTTCACAAGGTGTGTCCATGAAAACTGAAACGGTTCAAATACAACCTCACATACGGTATTTGGCCAGTTGCTATGCGCAACCCTATTCATAGTAACATGAGCAACTGCGCGTTGCCCTTCAATAGATTCTGATCTAGCTTCAAAATATATGTTCTGTGCCATACATCCAATTTCAGCTGAGTGCTGTTCCTGCTTTGCCGTTGCAGCAACAGCACCCAGTACAAATATTCCGCCGATCATGACGTTCGATAGTATATTTATTGTCATCATAGTTCTTACCCTTTGTTAGTACTCTTATAATACATCACAAATGTAAAGTAAACAACTAATCATGTTACTACTTTACCTGTTACTGATTTGTAACAAACTCATCTACCATCGGGAATACTGTTGCGATTGCCTTAGCAACTTCCCTTGCAACTTCGATATGCTCTTTCTGTGTTCCATTTCCAGAGCGTAGTTCAATATAGTGGACCCATGAACGAAGTGTGCCATTCATATATATCTTACTTAGAGTATTGCCTTCTGGGAAAACACATCGTGCTTGTTCCTTAGCAATACCACGTGAGATAGCCCAATCATAAGACTCTCGGGCTTTTTCAATTACACTCAGTTGACGTGCTGCCCATTCACGCTGCAATTCCTGATCTTGAGTCTCAACGCTATTCTGGCGATTCTTATGGTCTTGAAGTCGTGCTTCTCTCAGAACAAAAGAAACATCAAGACTGTCAGGATCGGCATAACGCTGACTGAACTCTTGAAAATAGAAGCTTCTGTGTCGAAGAATTTGGCGTGCAATATCACGTGTTGTGTCAATACCAATGGTTGCATTACACATTTCAAGTGGTGACCAATGCTTATGTTTAACGAGATATCTAACCAGCTTTTCACCAGACTCGCTGTTGAACTGATTAGCCGGGTTAGATACTCTCGCGCAGTAAGCGATGAGCTCAAGAGCATCATCAAAATGCTCTTTAAACTCATCAGCGGGTGCTGGTTGAACTACTAGAAATGCCTTTGGTTTCAGGTAATTCATGTGATGTCATACTCCGATGCAAGGGCGTTATTCTTTTTCTTGGTTTTTTCAGGGGCAGACTCTGCCATGAACCACTGCTTACCTTCAATGCGAATAAAGCGACGATTGGTTTCTTCCCGGTTTGGATTTTCAATTGTAATCATCGTGCGGCGCCCTTTACGGCTGGCGTTGAGCTGATTAATGAGGCGGTCCCCAGATGCTTTATAATCGGCACGAACCGCTGCCTTTGTTGAGCTGCTCACGCTTGAGTGAACACCCTGTGAAATAAAGCCCTTAGACTTTCCGCCTTTACCTTTAGCCATAACTATTCTCCTATATGTGACTAAGTTTATTATATAACGATTTATAAGATTTGTACACTAATTAGATTTTAAAATCTGAAAATCTTTCTTCCATTTTAGAATTGTCAAAGACTGGTGTATCATTTACCAGATTATCTTCTGCGCCATCAACATCAAAAAGTTTCATCCGAGATTTGTCAATGCCAATAACAAAGCGCTTATGATTGTTTGGATCATTATAGCGGTTCTTAAGCTGCTTGACCATGATCTGACCTTGTGCTTCCAATTCTTCATTAGAAACAAGGGCGAACATTAAGTCTGCTGTAGCTGGCAAACCAAAGGACTCGGAAGTATCCTCAAGCCCAGGATCGGAGCTATTGTAGCCAGTACGAGTTGTTTGTGTTGCAGAGACGATCGGGAGGTCAAACTCAACAGCAAGGCCACGTAGTTCTTCAGCGATTGCTTTAATGTATGAGTAGCTATTAGTACTTCCTCCCATTTTAATGCGCGACGAAGCACAGATATTTAGATAGTCAATAAAGATAATATCTGGGGTAAAGCCCTTTTTGAGTTTCAATTCATTTAAGAGAGCACGGAAGTGGTTTGCGTTTGCAGAACCAGTTGGATACTCTTTTACAATCAACTTACCATTTGTTTTTGTTTTAAGTTTGCCGATGCGCTCAACAAAACTTTCCTTAGATAGCGTTTCAATTTCACCAATCGGAATATCGAGTAGGTTAGCATCAATGCGCTCAGCGATGCGTTCTTCACTCATTTCCATTGTAATGTATAATGCGTTTTTACCTTCACACAATGCGCCGGCAGCAACGTGACACATAAACAATGATTTACCAACACCAGTACCAGCCAAAGCGATATTAAGCGATTTGTTAGCAAGTCCACCCTTTGTAATAATATTGAAATACTCAAGGTCGAATGGAAGCTTTTCTTCCTGTGAATGATAAAACTCATAGCGAGCATCAACATTTTCAAGATAGTCGTGACCAATGTTTGTATCAAAGGTTACAGCAAGTGCCTTCGTGAGAATATCAGGCAAAGCATTTTTAGTAAGCTCCTTATGCTTACCATCAATAATACTGATAGACTCCATTACAGCGTTAAACAGTGCTCTGTCTTGGCACCATTTCTCAGTGTTATTATAAAGCCATTCATCATCAATCTCATCCTTTTTAAAGATTTCAGGGATGATTTCTACAGCATGACGATAGTGTTCGTCGGACATAGACGGGTTGTTATCCAACTCGATTTTGAATGTTTCGGCCGATGGTAGCTTATTATATTTCGCAACAAACTTTGCAACTTCTTTAAATAACTGACTATAGACCCCTTCAAAGTATTCTGGTTTAATGAATGGCAATACACGCCGCATATATTGCTCATTCACTAAAAGATTGCGTAATACCGTTTGTTCAATATTAGCGTTTATCATCTGATTCCTTTTCCTCCAGTGCTTTCACTGAGTACGTTAATATAGATGATAATACATTACTTGCGTGTTCTTGTAAACCAGTATTTTCGTCGGTTAAAGAAAGATCTGGGGAGGAAACAACATCAAAGTTAAACTTTAGATATTCATCATCGTCAGACACAGTAAGCTCGCTAAACTTGATGACAGTTTCAGTATAGTCCCCAGTGAGAAGGCGAACGTCCCAATTTTCGCCTTCACTAGGAACCAATTCATAATCTACATTCTGTTCGAGTAGAATTGTTTCTTCATATGTGTTCATTAGTCTTCCTCTGGGTCCGCTGATACAATAGCCGGTTGATCTACAATAGCATTCATATCAACAAGTGACTCATGGCCAATCTGATATTGCTTTTTAAGGAACTCTTTAAAATCAGTATCCTTCATAATTGGATCCCAGAATTCGCCACTGAGAGTATCTTTCTCTCGGCGCTTTGGATCCATAAGCTCACCAGTTTCTTGATCAACTCGGCAATACCAACCAGCGCTTGGTTTAGTGACGTATCCGCCAGCCATAGCAGCATCTAGCAGACCGGAGTATTTCTCAACACCACCAGACCATGAAACAGAGATAGGAATCTTAGATTTTTCTTTGACGTAACGTGATTTTTCAACGTTGATCACAAAGTCATAGCCCATAATCTCAGTGCCTGATTTATTTTGGCGACGACCAAGAATCCAGATGTTGTCGGCTGAGTAGTAAATTCCAGTGCCGCCTGAAACAATTGCCTTAGGAAACAGACCAATTTCTTGATATGTGTGGTTGATAGCCAACATCGGAATGTTCTTCATGGCAAGATATGGAGTAGCCATACGGAACAGGCCTTTAAGAGCTTTTGCGCGCGACATATCCGCTACTGATTTTTCGTTCAGCGCATCTTCCATTTCTTTCTTAGATGCAAGGTTACCAATAGAGTCAATAACAACAATGACGTTTTCCTTACGGTCAATTGACTCAAGCTGGTTAATCAGGTCAAATTTAAGTTGCTCCACGTTCATGATTGGTGTGTGAAGAACTCGTGCTGGATCAATACCGAATTGCTTGAAGTACGACTGGGGTGAACCAAATTCCGAGTCATAAAATAGGATAACAGCATCCTTATGCTTATCAAGATATGCACCTGCCATAAGCAAAGCAAATGATGTTTTAAAGTGTTTTGACGGACCAGCCAATACTGTAAGGCCTGAGGAAAGTCCACCGTCACAGTCACCAGAGAGCGCTACGTTAACCATAGGAACGCTTGTTGGAACTTGATCTTTTTCGTTAAAGAACTTAGATTCAGATAAGATTTCTGTTGTCTTAAGTGTAGAGTTCTTTTTTAGTTTGTCCATAATTGACATTCATCATTCTCCATTAGATAAATTATGTTTATTCATATTGTACTTTTTGCTCGATTTCACGCGAGTCTTTTTCATAGTTCTTGCGGTACTCATTATTGGCTTTAATCACCGCGTCCAATACAGAAAGATCAGGGCAGAAGTTACGAATGGCTGCAGTGTCCTTAGGGAAGCATGAACCACCATAACCGCGTTTACCATCAAAACCTGGAACCTTCATATGTGAATGTCCGATTCGTGGATCTGATCCAATAGTATTTGAAATTACATTGTATCTATCACCGGTATTATCTACCATATCTTTCCACTGATTGAACCATACGACTTTCATAGCAAGAAAAGAGTTAATGCCATACTTAACAAAGCTTGCTTCACTTGCTGTCATATAATGAACAGGAGCCGGATTACAATTTGAGTTAAACTTGTAGAGGTTTTTAACTCGTTTTGTAAATTCAGGATGGCCACCAAGAACGTGGAACTCAGGATTTAGAAACTCGTCAAAGGCATTTCTCTCGGTAAGAAATTCAGGGTTATAAACGAAGCGCTTATATGCACAGATATTTTCAATGATATCTGGAGTCACTGTAGACTTGATAATAACTGTTCCTGAGGCCATTTGGTGAAGATGTTTAGCCACGGAATTGATGATTGTGTCATCAATTGAACCATCAGGTCCCATAGGCGTTGGAACACACACAAATGTAAAGTCGGCACCGAAGTCTTCCATATCATCAATGTTTGAATGACCTTGATACGGATCAACAATCATAATTTCATTTGATGAATTACGAAAACCAAATTCAACGGCTTTTCCAACGAAGCCGTATCCAATAATAGCAATTTTGGTAATCTTTTTCATTAATGCTTCCCTACAGAAAAAACGCTTATAAGGCGAGAGCCTTCTTCAACAGCACGACGTTTAACCTCACTTACAGTAATACCATGCTCATCTGCTACTGCTTTATATAGTGCATCGATAGCTTCTTTAGTTGACATTATAATATCCTTTGTACCATGTCATAAATTTCTCGACACCAACCGGTAATGGTGTAGATGGACTATATCCAAGTTTTCTAATCTTTGCTGTATCGGACCAGGTGTCTTTGGCATCAGCCGGATGCATGTCAGCCAATATACGCTTTGCCTTTTTACCTAGATTAATTTCGATATGATCAACAAAATCAGTTAGTTTAACCTGCTGTCCATAACCAATATTATATATCATATCTTCAGGATGTACACGTGAAATGGTGTTGTTCACAAGAATAACTATACCATTAACGATATCATCGATGTATGTAAAGTCACGAGTCATGTCACCGTGATTGTAGAGCGTGATCGGATTACCCTTTACGATATTATTGGCAAAGTCAAAGAGTGCCATATCAGGTCGACCCCAGGGTCCGTAGACCGTAAAGAATCGAAGGCCTGTTGTATTTTTAATTTTAGAGCAGGCAAATTGTGACTCGTTGGCAACCTTTGTCATAGCATATGGATTAGAAGCTCTACCGACATTGTCATCCTCAGTCCATGGAAGAGGGTTTCCGACCATACAGCTTGATGTCGAGGCATATAGCACGTGATCTACACCATGCTTAACTGATGCGTTAATAAGATTCTGTGTGCCGGTTACGTTATTATCAATGTATTTTTGAGGATCGGCGAGCGAGTGTCTCACGCCTGCATAACCAGCCAAATGAATAATCACATCAGGTTTATGATTACCAATATATTCCTCAACAAACTCGGCATCCTTTAAATCACCATATGGAACTGAAATAGAAAGTTGATCAGCCCGAGCATATTTTAAAGTCTGGTCATAATAATCATTATAGCTGTCAAATGAGCACACTATATGACCGTCCTCAATTAAACGGTTAATAACATGAAACCCGATGAATCCCGCACCACCAGTGACTAGTATTTTACTCATCCAAAGATATCCTCAAGGATAGAAGTTTCAGCTTGTTTCTTTTTAACAGCGTCTTTATACGCTTTAGACCACTGCACATGACACGCAAGCTGCTTAAGACCTTTCAGTGGACCACTAAGTGCTTCTTTTTCCTTTAGCTTAATATAATCTGGATAGAGAGCCTGTAGCTTAGTGTGAACTTCATTGATAAGATCAGTTGTTCTATATACTGAACAACCACCCTTTTCATTTGTGACAGCAACCGTCACACGGAACTTTGTTGAAATACGATTCGCATAACCCTGGGTCAACAACTGAAGATTAGCATCAAAGTCCTGAGCAGTTGGCAAACGGTCCCAGATAAGATCACGTGGTAAGTTTGCAGAGTCAAAATAGCAATTCGTCATAATACGTGCATTATTCATGATTGGCCAATAGAACTCGGATGGAACAACTGTTGAGGTTGCGAAAGCACCATGGTGAATTCCCTCACTCATCCACGTATCAAAATCAGTAAAGGCATCATCAAAATCCTGCGGAGTCATTTCACGCGTGGCCCATTTAGTTGTAACATTGTCGGCAGGAGTCGCAGGAGCTTTATGTTTAAAATAAATAAGATCATCATCAAGAACCATATGCTTTGTTCCATAAAAGTTATCCCAGATCCATTGGCGTGTAGGCGATAGCTTGTTTATTTCCTTTGGTAGACGAAGTACTTTATTAGGATAGCGCTCGTTCATTGCATCATATTCATGGTCCTGAACAACAAATTGAACCATTGACTTAAATTTGTCAGGCAGGCGGTTATACGTTTTTTGTTTGTCCATACGACCGAGGGTTGGAATGATTAGATGTTCCATTCAATAAATTCCCATTTTACATTTGCCTCAGATAGCATCTGAGATGAAAGTTTCCATGATGCCTTCCACTTGTCACTGACATCTTGCAAAGGCATTACTACACGCTTTACACCAACCTGAATAACACCTTTAGCACATTCGGAACAAACCGGCAAGCCAGTCACATATAAAGTGCAGCCGTCAAGTGACACACCGTTATATGACGCGTTATAGATTAGATTTTGTTCAGCATGTACTATATATCTGTATTTTTCCTCGCGCGTATTGAGGCGCTCTGATGTATCGGCTATTCCACGCGGGAAACCGTTAAAGCCCTGTGATAAGACCTGGCCTTTAGATCCAACAGCAACAGCTCCAATTTTACTTGACGGATCTTTTGACCAAGATCCAACCTCATATGCCAGTTTTAAATAACGCTCATCCCACGTAGTCATGATATATTACTCCAATTTATAATACTACTATACAACATTCACCCTGAAATGTACACATCATTTTTCGGTCGATACCAAACTTTTTGATTATGAATTCTACCGAGAAGATCATAAATTGCAGATGTTTCCTCACTAAGGTCTAAAATCTTTTTTGCCGTAGTTGGTGTCTGACAGAGCTTTGAAAGCTCCGCCAGTCTAGTATATAGTGCCTGTTCAATATGAGAAATATCGTTGACCGTGAGTTTAAAGTTTTCATTAGGTTTCATATTTAAACCTTAACAAGATTGAAATGTTTTTCATACACGTGCAAGTTCATTACCTGCCAATGTAAGTCACCTTTTTCAACACTAACGCCATGATAATTAAGTGAGTCTACGGCATAATCCATGAGGTACTGTGCCCATGCGTAGTCATTTTTATATCCGAACACAACATCATTTGATCGCATCTGGCTTACCATATGAAGCTTACCGTCACGGATGTAGAACGTTTGAGCGTTGGTGCAAATAAAATCATTCTTACCATTCTCGTTAAACTCAATCCAAATTGAAGGGCGGTTATAGATCATCTGGGCACGACGAGAGTCTGGATTAGAAACAAGCTCTTCAATAGCTTTATAATACTGTCCAAAATACTTATGTGAAAACAACAGGTGTCCATAGTTAGAGTTAATTTCGCCATTATCGTTGGCGGTGTATTTCCACGCGGCTGGTGGTTCCTTATCTTTGTGTATATCATTAATATTTGTAGACATTGAGTTGTACCACTCAATCTCAGACTCAATGTAAGATTTGTTTGGAACACCAAAAATTGAAGGTTCATCAGCAATAAAGCTAGCACCTAAAATCTCAATTGTTTTTTGCCCAGTTTTATCTGCTGTAAAGTTTTCATTACGAAGTTCGTTTACAAAATATTCACGGATGGTTTCAACATTAGTTACTGTCATTTTTGATTAGTTCCTTTTCATATACTCTGCTTCTCAACCCTGATGAAGAAAAGCGATGATCACGTTTGTTAAAATATAGAGAGATGCCGAGTTTACGACATTCATCCTTACCAGTGAAGTCTTTGTCTTTATATTCCTCACCAAGAACTCTAACATTAATTGGGTACATTGTTATTATATCAAGAAGGTCTAATTCTGTACAATAAACAATTATCTCATCCACATATTTTACTGCAGCAAGTTGAGTGTACCTTTCAACGATAGATTGAATTGGTGCATTTTTTTCCGAGCGGTCTTGACTTGGATCTACCTGAAGCCCACATATAAGATACTCGCATTGGTCCTTTGCTTCTCGAAGCATCTGGATATGCCCTGAATGAAGAAGATCAAAGGTTGATGCAGTGAATCCCACTTTCATTACGACGTGTATCCCTGGGAATATGATACTGTTTGATTAGCACCGGACTCTGTGTAATATATGTAAATACAAAAGCCAATAATTAGCCAGAAGATTGTAGAATAAAAGAACACTACAATAGGGCTACGTGCCTGGCGTGACGTGGCGAACACTTTACCCTTTGGTGCAAGGATGTATCTAAACCAAAGGTAGATACGGCCTGGGAGAGCATACAGTGTCCATAAAAGCGTAAAGCTTTGGCGGTCTAAAACGTCAGGGTTGCTGCTTCTTTTTCGTGCCATGATATTACTTCCTTTTCACTGGCTTGAGTGGTTTAGTTTTCTTTTTTGTGTTCAAATTCTAGCGAATTGCACCTGATTTTGTTTTAACGAGTCTTGGCTGCTTTGCCATATTATTTTCCTTTAATTGTAAGTCCGTGAGTTTCATTTCCAGTCTTTAGAGCATCTAATACCAAGTCGCGCGGAATATATCCAATGATTTGATAATGAACTGCATCACCAACCTCAAAGTTTTTGCTCCAATCTTTCTTTATATAACTCCATGCGACAATATTATCAATAATGCCGCGCTCAAGTTTATCTCTAATATAAGCAGAGATGGTAACTTCGCGCTTGGAGTTAACATGTTTAAAGTCACAGTTACCAAAGAATTTATGAGTTGTATCATATTCATAACCCTCATAAACTGTATGTCCATTATTCAAGGAAGCCTGATGAAACTCAACAAACTCAAAATCCCACTGGCGGTACGGATCAATACCGGTTCGTGTATCAGTCGAGGCAATTTCGTTGCGGCGAGTGATAAAATCTTCAGTAACAATACCTTTATATTTAGTCATTATATTTTCCTATATGCATATTCCAAAGCACGATTGGCTTCGATTTCAATTGGGCGGTTTTCATACCAACCACCATTTTCCATGTCAAACTGTTTGCATAGTTCAGCTATCTGTGTCGCGGTTATTGGATATTCCTTTTCAATAGCGCGGGAAGCTATAGCAACCATCATACCATACATTTTTGCATACCATCCTGTATCAGAAATGGTTGCGTATTCAAGAGCCATTTTACGTGGCCAAAAGGGGCAATCGTGATAACTTGACCAAAAGATGCCAGTGTTCTGCATTTGATTTTTGCGGTGGCTAACAACTTGCTCCACTAGCTCAGGTGGCAGCCTATCGAGAAATGATCCGGTCGCTTTAGCTCTTTCAACATAAGGATACGCAGAAAGAAGATCAGATACGTTAATAGGCTTACCGTTACCACTAAAAATAAAATTGTCTGCTTGGTTGTAATTAGCAGGAACATAATACATTCGACTAAGGTCTTTACATTGCTTATCACCAGAGTCATCAAGACGTGATTGAAGTGCAAACCAAAAGTGTTTGATTTCATCAACAGATACGTCACGATCAAGTTCGAATACAAGTCTGAACTTTTTCTTATTAGGACGAGAGCTAGCAGTGCTATAACAAACAAAACGCCAATCAGGAACTAGATCACGAACGTATTCGTTTAATTCACCATCAATATCAAGGTCGTCAATATCAACAGCACACCAGCCTGCCCAAGCAGTAACATTTTTGTTGGCGCGTTTGGTTCCAGCTTCGTAAACAGCCGGAGAAATAAGTTCTGCATCTAGTTTTCCTTTCTTAGGTTGATTGGATAAAGCGTATAGGAGTTTCTCTAGCTCATCAAAGCTAGAGAAATCCATTCTGCGGTGCGTTTTGTTGTCATAAATAAAACGCTGGCGTTCATCCCACCAACGAGGTGGTTTAAATAGCGTTAGGGATATCACCGTGATTATCCTCGTGTGATGGAGGTGTCCAGCCGGAAGGCTTAAGAAGATCAGGAAGACCGAACGGATTTGGTCTGCCGGGCTTCACACCTGGTGATTTTGCCATATTTGCATCATATACCTTATCCCAAGCAGTATTGGCATCAACGCCGAATACATCAAGTGTGCCAATGGCAAATACACAGAGATCGATAAGTCCATCAACTACTTCTTCAGAATCACGATCAAAAAGTGCAGCGTCAATAGTTTCATTCATTTCTTCCATACACATACTAAGTCGGAAGCGAAGATACTTCTTCATTAATTCAGTATCATGGCGGTTTTCAGCAAACCATTTTTTCACACCAAATTTGTGGTGCATCATTGCGATATCATTTGCCCAATCAGACATGTATTTCTCCATTATTATCAGTGATTATATTATACGTTATTATGAAAGGAATGTACATGGTTAAATATGTCATTCCAATCTTGCACAGTTATTGAGGTACTGCACATATAGTTCTTATGCATTGCTGTAGCAAGTGGTCGGTCGTTGCCAGTGAATCCCATAGAGTCTCCAAAGAAAGCAATCTTAGAATCCAAGGTAAAATCTCGAAGAATTTGACTTTTATCGGAACCTCTTCTAGAAATGTCAAGTCCTGTTTCGCCAGCTACCGTTGCGTGTAAGCTTGGAAAGTTGCTATTAAATCTATTTGCAATGCAGGCGCGTTCCGATGTCAGTTTATCATATTTTACATATGACGCTCTATCCTCGGGTGAAGCAGATCTACCGACAACACTAAAGTTAACCATTCCGACTCGATGTTCAATGTGTTTACCTGTTCTAATACTAAATCCGCTTGCGCGTAATTCATTCACAAGAAAGGATAAAGCAATCCCTGGAAGTTCCCAAGAATCAGAGAAAACCAATGTGTCTCCTTCATAAACCTCACTTCCACTACACTGGTAAACACGTTTACATTTGTTGTAGATAGTTTCACCAATCTGCTCTATCGTTTTAGGTCTGTCGCTGCCTGTTACCAAATAGACGTTATTGACGGAACAAAACTCTAGGAAAAGTTTTGCAAATACTGGATCCATTTTACATCTGCTCGGTGTAAGAGTTCCGTCAACATCAAATATATAATTAACCGAATATGTCATCCATAGTCACCTTTTCTTCTGAGGACCAATTAAGAACATCAAGAATAAGCTCGAGAGGTTCAAGAAATGTTTTGCTGAACTGTTTATCATAGTCAACATAACGATGTAGTTTAAGCTCTTGAGGAAGGAAGTTCGGGAATGATATAACATTCTGACGAATAGTGTTAGGTGTTTTAAGATAACAGAATTTGATTTTATCACCACCTTGAATTAACTCATATGATTGTTCCAAAGAACCTTCCTTAAGATAATGATTATATAGCAAGCTACCGCGAACATGAATAGGAGTGCCCTTTGTAAAGATAGTCTTTCGGTCTGACCACTTTGCAATTTCGGTTACACCTCGTGGAAAGGCAACGGCCTCAGGTGGTAGTTGCTTAAACTCAGATTTAAATTGTGCAATGAATGACTGCGTTGCAATACGGTCACCAGTAAGCATCAACTTAAACACTTCTTTAAATTTATCACGGACAGCCTCGGGTGTAGAAGACTTAATAGCCTCAATACCCATGATTTTCATCTTAGGTTCCTTATATTGAACACCTTCTGAATTGTGTACATTAAGGATATAGCGCTTTTTGGCAGCCCAGATACCACGATCAGCAATAACCTCTCGGGCCATAACCATGCGCTTGTCAAAGGCATTCATACGTTCATATAGACTATCGTATGACTTAGCGAGAAGAGGAATGAAATGCTCTTCACAGATTTTATCAAGAGCTTTAACCGGATCAGTTGGATTAAGCTTTTTCACAAAGGATCCGAAGTTCACATAAACAGAGTCTGTGTCAATAGCAATAACATAATCACGGCCTGTTGTACCAAGAACCTTATTCATTTCTGCGTTAATGGTTCGCTCAGCCCATTGAATAGTCAGCTGACCAGAAAGTGTGATACCTTCAGCCATCCGCATATCGAAGTATCTGAAGTAACGGTTACCAAGAGCACCATAGAGTGAGTTTAGAAGAATTTTAATAGCCATCTGACGGTTTTCAAGCTGGTTAATTTTGCGTTCAAGCTCGACAGATTTGTTCTGTTGATACTCTTGTTCAGCCCGGAGCATCTCACCTTTAACTTGTTTACGTTCAGAGTAATAGTCAACAATAATTTTCGGAAGGAATCCTTGACGATCTTTCCTATATGCAGATCCATTGACTGCAACAGCGACATCCATATCCAGTGCTCGTGGATCTACATCGTTGTGCATGTAATGTTCTACACCATTAATGAATCGACCATCCATGGATTTAACAAGTGTTTCCGGTGACATGTTATATTGAACAATCAAGTTTGGGTAGAGTGAGTTAAGGTCAAAGGAAACAACCCACTCATGTGAACCAGTCTGTGGTGCTTTAACGTAGCCACCGGGATATGGATTTTTAATCTTGTTGGTATTGGCTGGGACCGCGATTTTAGACTTGTTAAGCTCACGGTAGATAATAGAGTCCCATATACCAGTAGTACCAAATGTATCAGAATAGTTAACGCCTGCCTTATAGGCCATAGTCAAGGCAAGAGTAATCAAATCCATTTTCTCATCAATACGCTCAACAAGTTCAACGTCTTTGATATTATAGTCAATGTACTTTTGATAGTTTTCTTTATAGAGGTTCTGTAGATTACCATATTCTTCATAGGAAAGTTTACGCTCACCGAGAACAACATAAGCAACATGATCAAGCTTATATGACTCAAGAGCGCCATATGAATAGCCAAACTTTTTAAACAGCTCGATGTAATCTAGTTGAGAAACACCCTTAATATCATAAGCTGTTTGCTTATTACCCATAACAGTAATTTCTTGTTGATCTACTAGGTTCCATGGAGAGAAAGCCTTAACAGCTTCTTGAGATCCAAGGTTTGCAATACGATTAAGAATATATGGAACATCAAAGAAGCGAATATTCCATCCGGTAATCACGTCAGGATAGTCTGCCTTCCAAAAGGTAATATACATCACGAGCATCTCAATCTCGTTCTTGGCAACATGCTCTTGAACAAGAAGATGGCTCATCTCAGACTTTGATTTATCCCACTCACCAAAGTGAAATACGTGATACACCTTGGACTTACTTGATTTATGTGTGATCGCAGTAATTGGATGTCTTGCTTCATTTGGATGTGGAAAACCATCCTCGGAATGGACTTCAATGTCAATGTTTGCTACATTAACCTTAGACCGGTCAAAGGTAATATCACCCGGAAATTTTGATGTGATAAACTGGTGAATAAAATTTGACGTGCCATATATCTCGGCATTGGAGATGTCGTCATACCGTTTACTAAATTCACGAGCATCCGCCATAGTATCAAAATTGATAGGTGCACATGATTTTCCGTCGATGGTTTTCCATTCAGTTTCAGTCTGACTCGGAACAAACATAGTTGGTTTAAACTTATATTTGTTAGATACAGGCGTTCCATTCGCGGTGTATCCACGATATAGAATTGAGTTGCCGTAACGGCTAACATTGGTGTAAAAATTCATAGTGCCTCCATAATTATATACATTATATCATGCTACAGTAAATCTGTAAACACGTCTCACATCAAATGGCACGTATTATTTTAGCCTGTCTTGATCAATTTTTTTGTAGATATCGTATTTACGCATCTCATAGTGACGGTCCACAATATCATTTAGAGTCTCTTGAGCTTCAATAGCCGTGTCAAACTCAAAGCCGTCATGAACGTGATTAATAATAGTCCAAAACTGCTCTTTGTCCATAGATGTCATACAATAAATAGACATCGCAGCCATCATAAAATCGAACTCTGTTAGCTCGCTGTAAGCGTCGTCTTCCATAAGAAAATACCTCCATACTATTGTATAGAGGTATTTATAGTCATATATGATGTGAATTAAGCAGCGAAGCGCATTTCTGCTGATTCAGCGCTACACTTAAACATTTTACCAGTTGAAGCACATTTGTATACAAATGGCATTTTGTGAGCGCGAGTGTTATATGAAGTAAGCACATCACCGTGCTTGTTTTTCATAACCAAACCACGGGCTTTAGCCATTGTCTCAACCAGCTGAGTTGAACGTGATACAGCACCTTTAATTTTTGCTTCAACCTTGATAGTAACTTCAGCATCAGAGAACCGCATACTGCCAACAGAGATATCCAAACCAGATTTTGTTCCATACTTATCAAGTACAGCCTCCATTTCGGCGCGAAGAGCTTTGAGAGTTGCTTTGTCGAATTTTGCGATCTTTGTCATTGTGTTTATCTCCATTTGATATATTAGTTATACCATACGCCGAGATAGATGTACACAGTTATTCTTGATTTTTGTGAAAAAAATAGGCCCGAAGGCCTATTCAATTATTATACCCAACCTCTAAGTTGGTTGTTTTGTACTGCTCTCATACGACGTTCAAGATCAGCTAGGTCTGTTGCCTTTGCGTAGTATGCTTCTTCCATTTCACGTTGTGTTTTTGGAGTCAGTGCATTGAGTATTTTCTTAAACATCTTCGAGATTCCTTCCTTTTACCATAGCCAATACTTCATGAAATGAATAGTTTCTATATTCGCTTCTATGTAGCATATCAGCAATCATATAATCAGCTTTATTTTGCTGGCCATCCATGATTACTTTCAATAGTGTAGAAAAGGATTTTCCGATTGCTCTAGAGAGTCGTGCGGTTCCCGAGGTGATCATGGGTAGGATATCCATTATCACTTTCGTTAAGTAGTTGTGAGTCAGTAGTATGTGTGTCATTTGAGACCTCGTTTTTTCCAATTGAAATTTTACGAGGACGCTGATATGTATAAATAGTGTTGTAAAAACTATTTATAGGAATTTAATATGAAACCTTATAGAAAAATCTGGATTGATAATTTTGGTAATATTCCAACCGATGATGATGGTAGATCATTTGAAATACACCACATTGATGGGAATAGTTTAAACAACAATATCTCTAACCTAAAATGCGTCAGTATAAAAGAGCACTACGAAATACATCTTCAACAAGCAAATAAACCCCAGGATCTAAAAGAGATAAGATCCAAAGCAACAACAAATATGCATAAAAAACTTTTAGCTGAAAACCAACATTGGACAAAAACTGATGAATTTAAACAAAAAATATCTAAAATATCATCAGAAAGAAATAAAAGATTAGTTGATGAAAAAACTCATAATTTTGTCACAAACAATCCAAGTGTTAAACTGTCCAAGGCTAGTCAACATAATTGGCAAAAAGCTAAAAATACAGTACCCTGTTATGATAAAAATGGCAACTACTTGAGAATACCATCCGATGTTTTTCACTCCCAGCAAGGCCCTAAGGAATGCTGGGAATATGTGCATAATACTAGCATAGAAGGAAAAAAACGTAAATCACTCAGTGAGTAACTGAGAATTACCAATCTTTATTTTCTTAGGTTTCATTTCCTCTGGGATGGCATACTTCAATTGAATTGCTAGAATGCCGTCTTGAATATCTGCTCCGTGGACTTCCACGTGTTCAGACAATCGAAAGGTGCGTTTGAATTTCTTCGTGGAAATACCACGGTGAATATACTCGCGACCTTTTGATACATGATCACCTGTTACTGTAAGAGTTCTATCATGTAGCTCAATATTAATACCCTCTTTGCTGAAACCAGCAATGGCAAGTTCGATTATATAATCTGATTCGCCATTTTTAAGAATATTGTGAGGTGGATAGTTGTCATACGCGTGTTTTGTAACATGATCCAACTCTTTGAAGAGGTGGTCAAATCCTACAAAAGCTGCAGGTGGAAATGCGGTTGTGTTGATTCGTCTGCTTGTCATTTCATTCTCCTTTTTCAAGCAAGATTGTGTGGAGCCAGATTATTCTGCGCTCCACCTTATTTATATCGACTATCTACTGCCGATGTTATATTTTGGGCATAGTTCCCATTGATCTTTTTCTTTATGGGGAATAATCTTAATCAACCTTAAAGGTGCCAATTCAAGACCATCAGATGGTTTTACAAATTGAAGTAATCCCCAATCGCTCAAAAGAACCGCAATAGTGTTCCTTCGGCCTAGATCATTGTCCTCAAAGTTAGATTTCTTACCATCAAGTAAGAATAGTTCTTTGAAGTGTACAATGAAATATCTACCTTGCTTGTGCAAGATATGACATGATTGATATAGTTTTTTATCTTTACGTGAAGCAACACCAATTCGCGTTAATGTTTCTCGCACTTTTAAGAAGTCATCAGGCTCTTGTAATAGTACTTCGAGCATATCAGATGGTGCCCATTGGGCGTTATTATTTTCTTTTTCCACCTTTACGTACCTTTTCTCTCAAAATAGTTATTTGGTCGGATGTGAGAAGAGGTAAGACCTGGCGTGCTTTATCATTACTATAAGCATAATATTCCTTGACCACTTCAACATCATTAACCAATTCAGGTTTGTTCCATTTAGAAAAGCGTTTGCGTTTCCTAACGCTATTTATACTAATCCAAATTTTAGACCTTTTATGCGAAGATCAGATACCTCTATAATATAAGATACTTTATTTACGTTTTCCTACTTTACCACCTTTATACACTTTTTCTTTTAACACTTCCATTTGTTCATTCGTTAATAATGAGATTACTTGTCTGGCCTTTTCATTGGAATATCCATAATATTCCTTGACCACTTCAACATCATTAACCAATTCAGGTTTGTTCCATTTAGAAAAGCGTTTGCGTTTTCGGACAATGTTAATTAGAAAATCGTATTGAAGTTTTTTGTCAAGATGGTGGTATATGTTCATCTCATTTGCCATAAGAACCGTGTCATTGAAGTAGGAAAGAGCCCGGTTGACCATATACGCCGAATAGCTTTTTTCAGCAAGATCATCTACCATAATATTCTTTTTGGTAGAATTGATAGAGTTTGCATATTCAAATGGGTTCATATTATTCAATTCCGCTATCAATGGAAGGCCACAAGATTCGTTCAATGGCTTCTTCAAGTTTAACATGTGTGACTTCTGAGGACCGACCTTCAAAAATGCAAACGTCGTTATAATACAACTGCGGCATTGTGTTATGTCTATTTGCTTTTACAAAGGCATATGCTTCCTCATTAGATTCTATATTAATCTCAGTATATTGTACATCCCACTTATCAAGATTCTTTTTAATTGCCTTACAATAGAAGCACTGGTTTTTTGTGTAGACAGTAAGCATATTCTAATCCTAAAATGCGGTGACGGCTTGAATGATAGTCTGCATGCGCATTACATCCATAGCAATATCATGGCGAGGATCGTGATGGATAAAATGTTCCTCAAGGCCTTCTGGAATAAAGTTGTTTTTCAAATCAGAACCATACGTCAAACCTTCAATAAAGCTGATAGTATCTTTAACTAGCCACCAATCATACGGCGAAGGATATCCAGTTGCCTCCATAAGAGATGATGTATAAACGGGATCAAAGGTGTTCCGACGTGTATAAACCTTTTTCAGGTTAGTTGGTTTATTGACAGCAAAGAAGCTATACAAGTCAGCAATCGATTCATCCATATCAGATGGCTTAAGTACTGTTCGGGCTTCAGCATTCTGCTTACCCCACCAATCAAGGGTTTCTTTTTGAATCTTCCTGCCGAACGTTTTTACCTGTGACTCTACATCAAACTTCATGAACTTACATTTCGAAACAAGTTCATGATATGTATATGGCTGTTCTGAATTAAAACGAACCTCAGCATAGTTAAGTGTAGCAAGTGATAAAACAACACCATCAGATGGACGTTGAGAAAGTGTTTCGTAATCGTAAATAAGACAATCGTCTAGTCCGTCATAAGCGCTCATTGTATATTAACCTCTGCCATAATTTCAGTCATACACGCAACCAAATTTAGTTCGTGATCGGCAACGAATGCTGCCTTATATTGATAGTCAGCAAGAATAAGAACAAGCTGTGGAATTGACTGCGGAGCAATCTTTTCATACATGCGATCGTAGATACCACGGATAATAGCCGAAGTATCAAGGTCCATGTTGTTGACAATACACTGCCGCATTTTTTTAAAGTCTTTTGCCTTAATAGAAGCAAACAAAGCGTCAAACTGCTCAGAAGAGCCTGATGATGCCGCAGTCATAATAAGCGCGCCGTTGTTTGAATTACGCTGAACCTCATTAATAACCCGTCGCCAATCTGGTGCATGTTTCATAATAAGTTCGGCAACTTCAGACTTCACATATTCAGTAATACCTTCAGCTGCAAGAATACCTTCGAGGCGTTCCATAAATTGCATGCATAGGCTTGCCATATCTTTTTTAGTGGTATTAAACTCATATACACCACAGCGAGAATGAAGTGGTTCAATAATACGATTCTTAAAGTTACACGTTAGAATGAATCGGCAGTTATCAGAAAATTGCTCGATAAAACCACGTAGCGCAGGCTGGGTTGACTGCGCGTTAAGGTAATCAGCTTCGTCAAGAATAACAACTTTGTAGCCACCGGAAAATGAAACCGTAGATGCAAACTGCTTAATCTTACCACGAAGAGTTTCGATATTACCTTCCTCAGAACCATTAATTACAATATAATCAAGTTCGAGTTCATTACACAGAGCCTTTGCTACTGTGGTTTTACCAAGCCCGGCAGTACCAGTAAAAAGCATATTCTGCAATTCACCAGTTTCTACCATTGACTGAAATGTATTCTTCAAGGAGATAGGAAGAATGGTTTCAGCTACTGTTTTTGGGCGATATTTTTCTACCCACAAGAAGTCTTTAGACATATTTACTCCGGTTCAATTGAGTTTCATTATATAAGGGATGGAGTTGAATGTACATATAAACTTATGATTCAGCTGATTCCACGGCTGCTTGTTCACCAAGCGCAATAAGTTGCACACACTGGTCTCGCAATTGACCGATAGTTGTTAGTTCTTCACCGCGAAAGCCGCCGCGCTGTACTACAGTATCAATCACGGCCATTGTGCTTCGTGCGACGCGAGACGAGATTTCATTGATTTGTGTTTGGTTAGACATTATTAAGCTCCGTATGTTGATGATTTTTCAAGTGAGATCCAGTATGTGGCATCACGCTCATCATGTGTAAATTTGGACATAAGTTTCGAAGAGATACCAACCTGATAATCGCCTGGAAGAATTTTGAGGTTAGCAATATTGAGAATAAGATTAAATTGCTCATGCTCATAAGTTCCTGCAACATCGATAGTAAAGGTATTTGATGTGGCATTCTCTGGATCAAATACGGTAAGAGCAACGGCACCGTCGGAAGCAGTAACTGATACTGATGTATGACCAAGGGCTGATGCAGCACGTTTTACACGGTTCAAGGTGTCTTGATCTAGTGTGAAGTTAACCTCAAAGTTATCCATTGCCATAGCTTTAGACAGCATGATTTCAGCTGGAGATGTAAGCATATCAGTGTCAGTAAAGAAGTACTTAATCTTTGAACGTCCGCTTGTATCACCAACAACAGCAAATTTTTCATCGATTTTAAGAACTGGCTCATCAACCAAAGAAAGAACACTCAAGAATTCACTGAGATCATAGACACCAAATTCTTGAGGGAACGTTGAATCGACCTCAACACTCGCAAGGATATTGCGGGCTTCAGAGATAGTACTAACACGATTACCTGTGTTAAATACCATGTTAGAGTTAATGCCTGAAAAGTTCTTCAGGACTTGACTTGTATAATCGGTTAGTTTCATGTCATTTTCCTATTCATTATATGGCTATTATAAAACATATTACGCAGCTTGTAAACTAAAATCTTTCATCTTACTGAAGTTTTTATCCTTATAGAACTCAAGCTTGTTCTTAAATTTACCCTCGAGGATTTCACCCTTATGTGAGATAACAAAAACGTTGGTATCGTCACCAAGAGTATAAAGGATTTTCATGAGGTTATCAACACCATCATGGTCAAGTGACGAGTCAAACGTTTCATCCAATACCAAAAGATTTGTCGCGACAGAGTTTTTCATCTTTGCGATTTGGCGCCATGTAAATAGTAGTGCCAAATCGATACGCTGCTTTTCACCTTCAGAAAATGATGCATATGAAAATGCGTCGCGGTGACGCGATCTGATAGTTTCTTGAAATGCTTCATCGAGGTTAAAGTGAACAAAGAAATCAAGCACCTGCAAATATTGGTTCACAAGGTTATTGATAATAGGAACGTATTGTTTAATTACCTTTGTTTTAATACCAGTGTCCTTAAGCATTTCTCCCATAACAGAGTTGTAAGAAGACTCTTCATTAAAGATAAGTCTCTGCTCCATAAGGCTGTTTTGATCTGTTTTCATCACAGTTAGCTCATCGTTGGCATTTCCTAAATCACCGGTTCTACCTTCAAGTCTACCAATATCGCTATTAAGAGATGCAATGTTTCCATGCAGGCGGGTAATTGATTGATTGTTGACATTAATTTCAGACTGGCGTTCACGGATAAGCTCAGATGCCTCAGTAAATTCCTTAATGCTTTTTTCAATATCACCTGCTTGATTTTGAATCTCGTTGAGAGCATCGTTAAGTTTGACTGCACGTGTCTTTGCCATTGTCAACTTAGATTTGCGTAAATCTTCTTCAATAGGTTGAGTGCATGTCGGGCAATCGTTATTTTCCTCATAGAATTTAGCATCAGTTACCACACCCTTGATTTCTGATGTGAACTGTGACTTATAATTAAGTAGCGCCTGGCGTTTGTTCAAAGATGTTGAAAGACCCTCTTGCGTTTTTACACTATGTGCTTCAATGAAAGTACTAAGCATTGAGCTTTCTTCCTGGATCTGTTTAATTTCAGATTCACATTCAGAAATCTGTGCATGCTTTGCTTTAATTTCCTCGTCATTCATCTCTGTGATATCACGGATGTACTTTTTCTGTGAGTCGATTTGATTGCGCTTAATGTCAAGCTTATAAGCAATATCCTTCAACTTTTCTTTTAAGATAGAATTTTTCTCTTTAATAAGTGAATTCATCTTAGAGAAAACATTAATATCAAGAAGGTCTTCAATAACATCACGGCGGTGCTGTGCGGATAACTGCATGAAGGGAATAAAACTACTACTTCCTAACACAACAATTTGGTGAAAGGATTTATGGTTTAGCTTAATAATATTCTGCTCAAGAAGCTTCTGATATTCCTTGGCATGAGAGTCTTGATTAATCATATTGCCATTTTTCCAAATCTCAAAAAGATTTGGCTTAAGACCACGTGTAACCTTGTATTCAGTTTTACCAACACTGAACGCAATTTCAACAACACACTGTTTGTTATTAATACTATTGACCAACTGAGGCTTGTTGATATTTCTATGTGGTTTACCAAACAGAGCAAAGGACATTGCATCAAGCATGGTGGATTTACCAGCGCCGTTATGACCGACGATTAGGGTAGACTTTGCGTTTGTTAGGTCAATCTCAGTGAAGTCATTACCGGTAGACATAAAGTTTTTCCAGCGAAGAGTTTTAAAATATATCATGCGATTTCCAAAGCCTGTGCTTCGATAAGCAAGTTGCGCATCGAAACTTTCAATTTATCTTTATCCAAATCAGTGTCCACAGCGTCAACATAACTATCGAGAAGTTCAGTGGTATCCTCGACAGATACTGACTCATCCTCCACGTTTTCACCAAGAAACTCGTTAAAGTTTTCAGCGATTTTGAGTTCGTAAACCTTCATTGATTGTATTCTATCAATAAATCTATCGAATGTAAATAGATCATTCTTGTTAATCACAACAACCTTTACAAATTTGTTATTGAGGTGATTGACATCATAAGCGCTATAATCAATATTACTGTCATCATAATTAATTTTTTCAAACAGTGTGTGTGGATTTCTTACAGCCGTAAGTTCACGCGTAGATGTATCAAGGACGTGGAAATGTTTTGGATCGTGAGCATCAGACCATGTGAATTCTAACTGAGTACCTAAATACCTGATGTTATCTTTTTCTGATGCCGTATGAAAGTGACCAGAAATAACCTGCTCAAACCGACTAAATAATTTGTGATCCATACCACTATGTGATTGAACACCCTTAAGAACATCAAATCCAGCGAATTCGAGGTGACCGGAAAGCCAATCAGCCTTACATGTCTCAATGAATTGAATTGATTTTGTGTAGTTCTCTTGGTTAACCCATGGAAGCATGGCCATGTTGAAACCGTTAAGATTCAATACAGTTGGTTCCATATGAATAGTGACTTCGCCCATATAATGACCGAGCAGCTCTTTCAATGCGTTTAGATCATTTGTGTTCTTATAAAACACATCATGATTGCCAGGAATTATATCCATATGAATATGATGCTTGCGAAGTTTGTCCAAAAAAGACTTACGGAAAGAATGGAGAGACTTAAAATTGATAAACTTACGGTTATCAAAAACATCACCAAGATGGAGAATACGCTTAATATCATTTTCAATAAGATAGGGAAAGAAAATATCATTATAAAACAGATCAGCGTTATCCCCAAAAATATTAGATGAGTTTCGAACGCCGCAGTGTGTATCATTTAAAATAGCAATTTTCATATTATTCACCAAATATATCGCTGAGATCAGAATCACCTGAATTTATAATTTTAGGATTTTTTTTCTTTGTCTTGGACTTTTCTTTCTTGGCAAATGATTTTACTTCAGTATCAAATTCCTTTACCTTGTCAATTCGATTTTTTAGCATACCAATAAAGCCGGCGCCAGCAATAGTGCTCATTTCACTACCATTCGTGTTGTCAAGGAATTCGCTAATATCAGCCTGAGAGATATACTTGGTCTTGATATCTTGTTGTTTCTTTTCCTTGGCGATACGTCGAAGGAATGCATACCAGCAGATTTGCGTAAAGTATGAAAATGCGTTTGGATTTCCACTACGAGTTGCTGCTTCAAGATTATAGTTCATAATGGCCTTTAGACAATTTTCAACACCATCCATTACCATTTCTTCACGATATGTGTAACGAATAAAGTTGCCTTTATGCGAAAGGCCTTCAGCAATTTTAAGGAATGACTGTGCAATATAATCAGTGACTACAGGAAGCTTAACACCAGAGGCTTCTGCTTCCTTAACTGTTTCATAAGGAACACAGGCTTCCCTTACGACTTTAACATATTCAACAACAGCAAGACTGAACTCTTTGTTGTTGACATAATGAGGTTTATCTCTTGGTTTCATAGTAAATTGTTACTCCTAGAATATATTTCTAATTATAAATCAGATCTGAGGGAATGTACACAGCAAGATTAATTGTATATTTGCGTGATTAGGGGGTGTACAAGGTGTGGAAACCTTGGTATAATAAAAGAGGCTTTATGGTTGGGGGTAGATACTAGTGTAGCTTATTCTTTGGATTGAACTTAAGCACGTTAGTATCATCTGGTGTATCATCTAAATCATTAACACTACTATCTATATCATCTGGTGTATCATCTAAATCATTAACACTACTATCTATATCATCTTCTTCATCAGCTTTATTCTGTTCAACATGTGTCTCATATTGATCAATAACTTTACGGTCAGGAATGGCAGAACATATTACAGCACCAGATTGTAATATCATTACTTTGTTTGATTCGTACTGGTGCATCATAAATGGTCTAAAGGTATAAAACCTTACCTGATTTTCAAAGTCTTCTGTTGATACCAAAGCATATGCGGATTTGATTATAATAATTTCTTCATCAAATTCGTTAATCTCAATATCAATAACATCACATAGGATTTCTTCACCAGTGATAAGCTTTAGTTGTTTTACATTCATCATTTTATATCTATCTCATAAATTTTATAATCAAATTCCTGTTTAGCGTACATTTTAATGCGCTCACCGGAATGCTCTAACGTGTAGTTTCTTTTTCCGTGCCAATGTAGGTCGTCAGCAATGTCGAATAGTTTAGCTACTGATCCATCATCTGATTTTCTGAGTGTTCGTCCGATTGATTGGAGCACTCTGATTTGAGACTTGGATGGGGATGCAAATATGATATTATGCAAATTACGAATATTAATCCCAGTGGAAAAAGTGCCAAGACTAGCAACAATGATAGCATTCTTTTGTGTCTCCACGATTTTACGGATAGCTTCTCTAACCGATGTGTCAGTCTCGCCTGATACAAAGAACACTTTGCGCTTTTCGTGTGCCTTAGCTCTGATCTGTTCGAATAGTGGTTTTCCGTGCTTTTCTACAAAATTGAATAGAACGAGTGTGTTTCCATTAAGGTCCAAAGCAAGATTCGATATAAGCTTATTACGGCCTTCATGTTTTACAATATAGTCAAGTTCTGCTTGATATGTTTGTTTACCCCATGCCTGTCTAATATCCTCTGGATATTTAAGGAGTAAAACACTAATTTTTAGTTTAGAAAGCGTATTCTCATCTTGCAGTTTCTTTGTGGTCGTTACATTATATATCTTTCCAAAAAGCCCCTGCAGAACCAATTCGTGGGTTTGTGATCCATCGAGCGTACCTGTTGTACCCCACCTGTATTCGGCTTCTTTACATTTATCCATAATTGTTGTGAGTGATTTAGATTTAAAGCCATGACATTCATCACCAATGACGGCACCAAATTGCTCAAACCATTGTGGCGGAAGTTTGTATATTGACTGCCAAGTTGAAATGATGATTTCTTTGTCAGTGTTTTTATCTCGTCCAGAATAAATACGGTGGACGCAGTCTTCGGCTGGCATTCCATAGTCTGCGAAGTCGTTGTACATTTGTTCAACAAGTGACGTTGTTGGGACAATAACCAAGACTTTCCTGTTTGCCTTCCGTAAGTCCGAAAGATATTTTTGAGCGAGTGTGTAGATGATAAGAGATTTTCCAGAACCTGTTGGTGAGATAAGGACAGCTCTTTTTCTGTGAAGTGCTTCACAAATTGCGTCAAACTGGTAGTCTCGTATTCCAATAGGTTTACCTCTTGATTGTAAGTCTAAATTATCTATGAATAGTTTTATATCTTCTGGATTAATATTAACCAGAGCATCAGGTCGCCCGTAGTAGTTGTTGTGCTCAACCTCAATTTTATATTCACGTGGACGTGCGAACTCAGCAAGGAAAGGATACAATCCAATAGGTAGCTCAAGTTTGTGTATGTTAAATAGACGGATTTTTCCGTCCCACACTTTATTTTTATACGCCGGCATAAACTTATATCCAGGAACAAAAAACGAAAAGAAATCACTTAACTCATTCGCGATTCCGTAATCGCATGAGATGTGCATCATAGAGTGGTTTTTATTTTGTACTTTAATTATATCCATGATTCTATATATACGTCAATAGAAACAACATTAGGGCACTGAATGCCCTAATGTGATACAATGATTTTAGTGATTAGTTACCGGCTTCGAACATACGCCATTTAATCATATTTCCGATTGTCTGGTGGCGCCATTTGATATTATCAACAATTTCAGTAAGTGTATCAACTAATATCTTTAGCTCAATTATTTCTTCTTCGGATTTCTGAATATCAGTGTCTGCATCATAGTAGTAATCCATTTCACCCTTAAGAACCTTAAGTCCCTTAAATGGATCAAATTCCCATCCGCGAGACTGAATCTCTTCCTGAGTCATTTTACCATTATAATATAGCCATTTTGCTTTCAATAAAGTTTTCTGTGATGCCTGAGCCCGGCGATGCATCATCTTTGCTTCTGCTAAAAACGGAAGATATTTTGCATGCAAAGACGGTGTTTGACGAGAAGCCTCATCAAGTGATTTTTTATCGATAACAGAGTCTTTTTCCCACATCGTGAGAACCGGTTCAATGTATTTCATATTATACTCCAATTGCTTTGAGCAATTATACCATGTTATTCAGTGATTGTAAACGTTGTATAGTAAAATGTGATGGGGAACGTGATATATGTTACATTATCAACTGTTGACTGAAAGTTAATTGATCCAACATTTGTTGGGAATGCTCCCTTATATGTGATCTTATCAATCTGATTGTTATGGCTACTTAGGATCGACAGTGTAATATCATAGAACGTCGTGTCTTGATTTTCAGCTGTAATACTTGATGCGCTCTTTACATTTTGTTCTGCTGTGGATTTGATCCAGTTTAGCATCTCTTTGTATACATTCATATTCTCATCTACAATAGCATCTAAAGACAAAGCACCGTATTCAACTTTATCTCCTGGAAGCAATAGATTTGTTCCTCGGAATGGAGCAATTGCAGGCGATACAGACACATCAGGGTGTGTTACTGTTTGTGCAAAGAATTCTAGGTTTTTAAAGCGTTTTCTATTTACTACAAGCTTAAATCCGTTTGGCTGTAAGAAATTCTGTGACTCTAGTATTGATGTGGTTGTCATGTATATACCTCGTTGTTACCACTATTTATATCGGAAAAATATCATTTTATCTATGTACATTCATCCTAGGCTATGGTATAACAGTTATATCAAAAGGAGATACACAATGCAATTTATGAAATTTCAATCTGACTTCGGAATCCATCGCGCGGTTAACTGTCCTGTTGAACTTGATATTATTGAGGTGACTAAATGTGCTCCTGGACGTGATGTTTGGCATACATTTGTTGTATCGACTGAAAAAACATTTGATGAATTTCAAACTTGGTCCGATGCTGTTCGATTTGCAGAACATAAATTTGGTGTTAAATTTGACCTCGAGGGAAAAAAATAATGAAATATAAAGTAGAATGGAACCAATGGTATCGCTGTGGGTATCACGGAGATGATGCAGATTATGAAGTAGAACGCGCATATTTTAAAACTCTAGATGAGGCAAATGCATATGTGAATGAGCTTATTAGCGGTAAACGCCGCGGAACATATGATATGTCAGTGAACCGTGATGAAGTTAAAATTATAAAGGAAGATTAAATGCAAATTTCTATGATGTATCGCGGGGTTTCTATATACAAGAATGGTGAAAACAAAAAACACGTTGCTTGCTTTTTGGATAAAAAGCTCGCTGAAAAATATGCAAAGCAGTGCACCGGCTTGTCAAAATTTGATGACTTTAAAGTTGTCGAAAGCATTCTATATAGAGAGTTTGGTTAAGAATAAAAAAAGGCAACCCGAAGGCTTAAGTATATCAATATTCACTATATTTCTTATTAGGACTTTTACATCTGTGTGATATAGTGGTTCTATGAATTCTAGTTAATTTAGATGCTTCTGTGAGTGTTTCATATGTGGAACCATCAATATAGACAGGTTGTGCTCTTGGGTTATCTTTGGGGTTATCTTTGCCTTTCATGATAGGAAGATGATGATTTCCCGCTGCAAATCTCTTTTGTATAACTTTGAAAGATGAGGCTTTGGTATGGAGTTTGCAATCCTTACGGCTTGCTTCTGTTTATCAGTTGGGGTTCTTCCATAAAATGGATTACCTTCTCCACTATTTTTATCTGACATTTTTTTCTTCCATGCCAAAGACTTGGGTTTCTTTTGCAGCTCTTTAATAGCTTCTGCTTTACTAACCTGTCCGAGTAACATTCTACTGGCAACCAGGTCTTGATGCCATCCGTGTTTGTTGTATAAATCAAGATGAGCTTGTGCGTGTTCTTCAATTGTAAGTTCTACTAAATTTGACGGATCGTCTGATCCACCCATATGCTTAGGAACTATGTGATGTTTGTGATATATAGTCATGCTGGAACTTTCTTTCTTGTGTTTCTAGAGTAGTTGGATGTTGGTGCATCGTGAACTACATTTATATTTATACCCATTGTTATCCACACGCATAAAAAAAGAGCGCCGAAGCGCTCTTTAGTTGAGTAACATTGTTACTTATTTCTTGCTTATTATGCAAGGATATTATCGACGCGAAATATGCGATAATATTGGTTAGTCTTAGCAGTTGCAAGACCGTCTGCAGGAGTAGCACCAACGAATGGGTTAGAAGCCATGCCGTAGCGTGTCTTGAAACCAATTTTAGGCTGGAACGTTTCCTCAGCAACGGCGCGAACCATTGTAAGCGGTACGTATGGGCAATAGAATACACCGGCGTCATATGGGTTTGTGCCCTTATAGCCTACGTTGATGTAATCTGTAGCAGCATATGGATCGATATAGATCTTCATGCGACCGTTAAGAACACCAGCGAATGTGTTGCCTGTATCGTCTACGTTAAGTGTTGTTGACATTGCAGGAGCATAGTCAAGCATACCTGAAGCTGCAAGAGCAGATGCTACGTCTGAAGATACGATCGCAAAGTTACCTTTACCGCGTCTTGTTTCTTTAGCAATTACGTTTGCTTCACGCTCAAGCTGAAGAATAAGACCTTTGATCTTCTCTACGCTCCAACGACCATCCGCATCTGTTGACAAGTCAAAGATACCGTTGATTGCTGTGTTAGCTGTACCAGCACCAGTTTTAGCTTGGCTGTTGATTGTACGGATAACTTCGCGGTTGATTTCTGCAAGAATCTCAGTTGAGAGAATGTTTGCAAGCTCTGTTTCAGCATCAAGACCGTGGATTGCTTTCAAGTCTTGTGCAAGTTCTAGGCTGTACTCAGCTTTCAACGCGCGTGATTTCGCAGTCACTGTCGCTTTTTCGATGGTGAAGCCCATCTCGTTGAATGAAGAACCACCAGTTGAACCAAGTGCTTCGGCGTCAGTCGTTGGCATACCAGAAGCAACCGATGGACCTGTGCGATCATTGTTGATTGAGCTGTCTGAGTTGGAGTCTGTAAGACCAGCAAGACCTGATGGTCCACCAGTTTGTGTTACAGATGAGTCACCTGAGAACGCAGTGTTAGCTTCGTTGAAGAGAGCTTCTGTTGAGCTTGTTGAACCAGCACCGTAGCGTGATTTCATCGCAAAGATAAGACCAGTTGGGCCAGTCATTGGCTGAACGCCAGCAACATCATATGCCATCATGTTCGGCATTGCGCGGCGAACAAGTGAGATAAGAACTGGGTTCCAGTTAGCAGTGCCGCCGGTGTTGTTACCAGGTGCAGCTTCTGTAAGCATGTTGTTTTGAGCAGATTGTGAAGCGAATTCACGCTCTTGGTTCTCAAGAACAACTGCAGTTACGGCACGACGGTGAGCGTCTTTAATTTCTGTGCCTTCATTGAGAACTGGTGCCCATTTCTCTGTTAGGTTATCGTATGTGTCCATTGGAATTATTCCTTACTTCTGGGATTTTTTAATTGCGTTTACATATGCAGACATTGAGCCTGAAGTTTCGATTTCGTCGTCGAATGATTCTTCAATTTCTTCTACATGTGATGCTGTGGTTTTCTTAGTGAAATATGATTCTTTGATAGTTTTCACTTTAGCGGAAAATGTTTCTTCTGATTCGAAGTCAAGGTCCTCAGCAAGGTTTGCCAATTTTTCTACTTCTGTTTCAGCAAGACCACGAGCGTGCTCACGGATGACTTCATAACGCTTGAATAGTTCAAGCTCAGATGTCATTTCGATTAGATCACTTGTCTGTTCGTTAAGTTTAGCTTCAAGAGCTTCAACCTGTTCAGCCAAATCATCAACTAGGTCTACTTTCTCGTCTGGAACTTCCACATAAGATTCTTCGAAAAGATCCTTAAGCTTTGACATAAACCCTTCTGCGATTTCAGAACGAAGACCGTTTTGAATTGCGAGTTTATTTTCTTCCATCCAATTTTCAACAACGTAGTTTAGGTAACCGTCAACTTTTTCGACTAGGTCGGTTTTAGTTGTTTCAATTTCCTCTTGAAGAGCTTCTGCATAGTTTTCTTCCATGCGAGCAACTTCTTCTTGGAGCTTAGAGTTAAGCGCCGCTTCGAAAATCAAACCAGCTTTAGCGCGGAAGCCCTCAGATAGAGTTGCTTCTTCGTTTACAAGTGCGTCAAGATCATCTGTGAAATCAATATCTTCAGCTTGTAGGCCAGATAGCTTTCCAGATGCTTTTAGATCTGATTTATCAGAATTTTTCTTGTCGCCCTTACGAGCTGGCGCAGTTTTACCTGCATCTTCTGCTTTTTTAGTAGCAGCGATTGATTGATCTTCTGCATTCTTTGGATCGTGAGCCTCAACAACATTCTCGTCATCATTGAGTTCAATATCCTGATTTACTTGATCAGTCATAATTGACTCCTTATTTGTTTTTCATTAACGAGAGGAAATTCTTAAATTCACGAACCTGTGTCTCATATAGATCCACACGAGGCGCTTTCTTAATTTCAGTCTCTATTCTCTCAATTTCCTGAGCTTCGATAATACCGTTATTCCATACCCATTCCACACCTTCCATAATGCCATTAACAAAAGCTTGTGGGGCAGATGGATCTTGGACGATGTCAATTGTATTCAACATAAAGTCTTCTTTGACATACATAACGCCATTTCTATTCTCAAGGCTTCCCATACCACGAGTCGAAACACCTAGTTGCACACCACCTTCGAGTAGACCTTTAACAATCTGTCCCATTGGAGTATCCAATATACGTGCTTTACCCATCACATTATTTCCCTCAATTCTGAGGTCTGTAATAAGATGGGATACTTTATCTAAGTTAACAGTTGGACCATCAGGGTGGTTTAGTTCCCCAACTGCTCTCTTAGTTTTAACTTGGTCTGTGTAATACTTATTTACAGCACCTTCCATAACGTTCTTTGGATAGATGCGACCATTTCTGTTTTTGCCTTCGGACTGAGCAAAGATTCCTTCAATGATGTAGTTCTTAGATCCATCATCTTTCTTTTCTACTAGACACTGGACGTCCGTCTCTGTGTATTCAGTGATAAGTTTCATTTGCTTCCTGCCATTTTAATAAACTCATTTGCTGCTTTTTTTGCATCATTCAAAGATGAATATGTATCCAACTTTTCATTATCAATGTAAGCAACAAACGAGTTCTTTTCTTTATGCACCATAACATTATAGCCTTTTACTTTGGCATCAAAAACGTGAGTGCCCTTAGGCATTCCTTTAATCTTTGCTTCTCTGATTTGGCTAAAATTTTTCATATGGTTCACTTTATGTATTCTGTATTATTTATATAGATTTAGATCTTAAGATCACTCGTCTTCATCATTTTCTTCATAATGATCTTCAGCCGCATCTTCAAGATCTTCGTCGGTAATCTCATCATCAATAGCATCTTGCCAGATACCCTGAGCAACTGCTACCTTTTCTTGCTCAAGAGCATGATGAACTTTACTCATTAATACATCGTTAAACACGTCATTGGCTTTATTAAATTCTGCATTGGCTGCAAAATCAATCATGTTCTCAAGTGGGTTTGTTTGTTCTACTTCACTCATATTATATTCCTATTTATCTACTTTAATATTGATGTTGTGGTTTTGCCCATCTTATTTTTCAGGGGTATCATTTTCATCTTGTTTTTGGTCATTAAATTCGTCAGCTTCGTCTTGCGCAGGAGCTTCGGAATCAATTTGTTTTGTCATGTGTTTAATGTCTTCATCGTTAAACTGAAGTACGTTACGCATAACCCATTCTTTAGAAAAGAACTCGCCAATATAATTCTGAACTTGATCAAGAGACTGTAGTCTTTCCCTCAGTAACTCAGCGTCCTTTAATTCAGTGAAATGGTTATCACGCCTGAATTCAAACTGGATCATATTGGAATTTTCATCCCAATCTTCCTCGGTAATGATGTTCTTAAGAATAAGTTGTTTTTTTAGAATTTCTCTAAACAACATTGAAAAGCGTTTGCGTAATCTATCAATAAACTTCTGGAATTTTAGCTCATCGCGCGAAATCTCAGTGGAGCGACCAATATTGAATTGGCCTTCTTGTTCAAGTCTACCAATAGGAACATTCAGTGATTTATATAGGCGTTTTTGGAAATACAGAATGTCATCAATTTGTCCGAGGTTTTCACCACCAGGTAGAGTTGAAATTTCTGTACCTCTTCCACCTTCACGTCGTGGAAGCCAGAAGTCTTCAAGCATAGACATATGCTTGCGGTCATCTTTAATAGCACCAGTGCTTGCATCATAGACAAGTTTGTTTCTGTATCTTGACATAATGCCTTTCATATATTCTTCTGACTTACCTTTTGGTAGGTTGCCAACATCAATATAAAAGATTCTGCGTTCTGGTGCACGAGCGAGACGATAGATTACCAGTGAATCTTCCATCATGCGCAACTGGTTAATAGGCTTCAGTGCTTTATGTAGATACGAAACAACATGTTTATGTGATGCGTCAAGCAATCCCGACGTTGAATATACGACCGAATCCTTTGTTAGCTTAATGCCACTATTCTGTTGACCAGGTTTTTCCTGGTAGATATAATATTCGCTTTGTCCCTCGATAATATTAGCGCCAGTAATTGGATCTTTTTTCTTAATGATCTCTTTTACTTTACGAATCTTTGCGGCGTCAATAGGGCGAATATCAAGAATGCCCGCAGACGGGTTTTTATCATCAACTACAAGGTGGAAATTATGTCTCCCATCGATGTACCATTTTCTAAAAATATCATGGCCTAGGTCATTAAACCTGAGCATGTATAGAATGTCGTCAAATTCCTCTTGGATTTTTCCTTTAATGCCATCGGATAGCTTTACCTTATCCATATCTAGGTTGACTGAGATTTCACTCCCACCAGAAACAGCTTCGTTAACGATATCTTCAATAGCCGCATCAACTTCAGGGTGCATCGCGACACCCCGGTATTTTTGAATAAGAGTGGCATTGTCTTTGGATTTATCGCCGTCCAAATCGACGTATTGTCCGTAATGCCCACCGGAAGCAGAAACGTAGCCTGCACCATCTTCATCCACTGCTGGAACGATCGAGCGCATTTTCTTTTCGTCATTTTCTTGTTTTTTAGATCGACTAATTTCAAATCCAAAAAGCTTTATTGTATTTTCGGCCATTACTATTTCCTATTACTTAAGTAAGATTAGGCCCAAAGGCCTAATCTATTAGTATATATCAATCTTAAGAAGTCGTATTAGATTCCCAATACTGAACTTGGAATTCAACCTGGAATCTTTCGATGTCATCGTTTGTTCCATAATTGAGATCAATTGGCGAAACATTAGTAGGGAAGCAACCACGGAAGTTGTATGTCTTCAATACAGATTCATCTCTGTCCAATTGGTCAATCACAAGATCAACCTGGTAATCAACAGGGGTTGTAAGACCAGTGTTTGCTCTGTGTGCATTAATACCGTTCATCCAACGTTCCATTGAGTCACGAACTTTAAAGTCTGTGTCGTTAATGATTGTTGGTGTCCACGTGTCAAACGTACGATCACCCGCAATTTTAAGTTGTCTACCACGGAATGGGATAGTGATTGTTCCCATAATTGAACCAGGTAGTTGTGCAGCCTCGCAAAGGAACGATGTAATTTCTACATCGCCCTGTGCATAAGCTGGAAAGTTGATTGTTGCCTTAAAGAGGTTAGGTCGTGCACCGCCACCTTTTAACTTGGCTTTAAAATCGTCTACTCCAAGAATAGCCATATTATTTTCTCCTAACGTCTATTATACTGAGCCAACAACTTCTTCAAACTCAACACCGGTTCTAACAGCAACAAAGTTAAGTGTAACAAAGTTGATTGAACGTGCTGGTTTAATGAAGATGCTTGCAATGAATTCGTTTCTGTCAATTACCGCAGCTGTGTTATTTGTACTGTCGCACACTACACGGAAATCAGTAATACCACGCCGACCTTGAATTTCTCTTAAGAATGGCTCAACGATATTCGTGAATTCAGCGCGAGTAAACTCATCGTTAAATTCGAACATTACGTTACGCGCAGCAAGTGCAATAGCTCTTTCAAGAACAAGAAACAATCTACGAACGTTAATGCGATCAAACGCTGATGGGCGAGCCATATGTGTCTTATCACCATAAAGAAGAATGCCTTGACCCGGAAGGTTAGCAATTGGGTTAACACTGTTTCTATAGAGAAGATCTCTCTCAGTTTTATTCGGCGTATATTCAAGAGCCGTGACACCTAGATACATGCCGCGCCTTTGGCCTGCTGGTGAATACCAAGCAGCTTGGTCATTATCTGACGAAGCCATGATACCTGCAGTTGAAGAAGCAGCTGGAATCTTGATGTACTGATCGTTGTACTTGTCATATACTTTGAGATAGTTGTTATCGTTAAACAGATACGAAGAATATGTGAATGTCTTTGCGCCGGCAATGATATCAGCATTTGGTGTTGAAGTCGTGATAATGTCATTGCGCGCAGGTGATGCAATTACAACACAATCTTTACGCGTGCTTTGAGCGATAGAAACAAGATCATTAACCACTGTGGTCTGATCTGTTCTTGAGACCATTCCAGGAGCAATTAGGAAATCAACCTGAATATTGTCAACATCTTCAAATTTATCAAAACCTGTTGCATATTCAGATGTTGTAAGAGCTAAACTGTTTTCTCCGTTGTCAAAGGTAATATTGACAGCAGCTGGAGTACCCAACTTATAGTCTCGGCTGTTAATAGCAACCAGTCCGGCATTAGAACTAAACTTAGAATTTGAACCAAATCCAGCTAACCAAACATAATTGGATCTATTATTGATAACGTCTTTAACGTAATTTGATGTGCCATCAGGTGCTTTTGCATCAGATGCTAGAGATACAAACGGGAAAGTTTCTAGAACTGTCCCACGTGTTCCTGTAATAACACCTTCAGCATCAATAACCACAACGTGCATTTCATCGTTTGATGCACCGGCTGCTTGAGCATGTGACGACGTTGTTGGAGCACCGTCAAAACTAGCTTCATATGTCCATCCAGTAAATGCTACATCATCAGCAGAATCAACAGCCCCTAGGATAGAAACTTTAATTGATGAGCCAATCTCACCTGGATATTTTGCAATAAACGTGTGACCGTCCGAATCAAGACCTGATTCTTGGTTAACAAAGTGTTCTTCATTGTTAACTACTGCTGACGCTGTTACATCACTGTCTGCAGCGTTTTGTGCATCGTCTGTTGCTCCACGAACAACATATAGTGAATTTGAATAGCGCAAGAAGTATGCTGCACTATGGAAGTCGATTGAATTTGTTTTGTTTGGATTACTAAATACTGAAACCAATCCTGCTTCGTCTGAAACTAAAATAGGGGAATCGACTGGACCCCAATTAAAGTTACCAACAAAGGCACCTGTTGTTGAACCTACGTTCGGAACAACGCCGGTAAGATCGATCTCTTTAACGGTAATCGCTGGAGATTCTGATACTGCCATGACTCTTTTCCTTTGAGTTAAATTATAAGCTATTCATAATACGGATTTTCAATTATTACTATTTATACTAAACCCATTTAGAAGTTTTGATCGCCGTATTCAATAGCCCACCCGTCATCTGTTGTCGGCCTTTCATACTGGTTAATAAGATCTGATGCATCATCAATAAATCCAAACGGAACAATATCATCCTCAATCGATTTCATTCTGTCTTTAAACATCATTTCTTTCATATTAATGTCGGTCATATCAGTGAACATTTCAGTGAGAGCAAAATAACCAAACATAACCAGATTCATTATTAGATCATCATGGTTTCCAGCACTTGCCTCAAAGGATTGCCCTTTTGCCTCAAAGGTAGATATTTCCATAATAGTATTAGTGTCATTGATAACAAGTTTATCATTTTCAATAATATCTTTAATTCCAGAGCATCCAAGACGCTTTGACTTTCTTGTCATCTCGACGCCGATACCATCAGATTTTAGAGCCGAGCTTACATGCATATTTTCGTATTCAAGATCGTGATATAAACCACGGCAAACCAATGTTCCTTGATCATTCGATTCAATTATAACATATGCATTGTTGTAAGAAGTCGCATACTTATATATAATATCAGGGAAGAGGATCGGAGAGATAGTATTACATCGATAAACTGCAACCTGTCTAAACGGATGCGAAGTTATGTCGATTATGGTAAACGTAGAATAGTCTTGTCCTCTTCCCTTCGATACATCAACAGTCATAATATATTGATGATTTTTCTTGGTCTTCTCGTATATTAGCGCATCACCGCCTTCAAGAATTTCTATAGGATTGATTGCTTTCAACTTCATGAGAGTCTCGGCGTTGATCAGAGTATCTCCTGTTCCAAAGAACGTATTTCCAAATTCTTGATCAAACTGCAGTTGAGATGTGTTACCGATTGTTTCAATTTTCCATGCCTCATCGCGGCCAGGAACATCCCACCAATCTACTCTGAAGCCCTTATAGGCATTTGTTCCCTGTAAAGCACCCTGCCAAATAGTATAAAACATGTTGCCAATACCATTCGCAGTGGATGTGATAATAACCTTTGTATCCTTACCTGATGATACAACGGGATATGTTGATGTATAGAATTCAGTGGCATTTTCTACAAACGCAAATTCATCAAGAAACAACAAGTTAATAGATAGACCACGAATGGATGATCCTGATGTCGCTGCTGCAATAATCTTAGAGTTGTTACTAAACTCAATAGAACCTTTATTAAGTGCCTTTGTCCCAGGCTGTAAAAAGAATGGAAGATTTTCCAACATCAAGGTTACACGCGAAAGCATTTCCCGAGCTGTCGCACCCTTGTTAGCAAGAATTGCAATGTTCTTTTCGGAATGGAATAGAGCATACCATAAAAGATACGCCACAGATGAAATTGATTTCCCACTTTGTCGACACGCTAAAACGATAGAGAATCGATTCTCGTTAAAGTGATCAAACATATTCTTCTGATAGTCATATAGCTTGAACGGAACAAGACCCCTGTCAAGAGAAATAACTTTACAATACGTGATTGCAAAATATGCTGGATCATGCATACACTTCTCGTATTCAAGAATAGTCTCCTTTGACCACCCTTGAACTATTCCATCTCTCTTCACGTTCGGATTTCCGAGATAGCCTTCGTTGCCGTTTACAATATTATTCATCTTTTAGATGTGGTGTAATGTCCACCACATTGCTCTCCACCTGTTTATGCGCGTCTTGAAGCATTCTTTGTAGATCCGTCGTGGATCCAATAAAAACATTATTAGTGGTAGTTCCACCCTCAGGTAGTACCGGTCTATTTTTAGAATTAATATCTTTATGCTTCTTACTCAGGTCGAGAAGTTTGTCATTAACATCTGCCGTATTTTTAATCAGTGTTGAGAGGACTTCAAAGGCCCGAGGGTGTTCACTTTCTCGTGCAACCTCAATCATGCTTTCAAGAGCATCTGTTCCCTTTTCGATTAGATCGTAAAGAACTTTTCTTGAATATTCGTAATCATTATCGTAATGTTCATTTTTTTCATCACTCATTATGCACTATCCTCATAACTATAAATTGTTGTGGTGAATCCATAATCGCTATCCGGTGATGCGTCTAATGGATTTGGGTCTACTTCAATCCGCGAAGAGGGGCTGAATAAGTCAAAGGCACCATCTGAATCGATTCCATGTGTATGTAAATCCACTATAGGCTTTCTGATAATTGAAGCGGTCTGTGTTGGTCCATAGAAATTAGCATTCATTTGAAAGTCTAATGTATACTGAATAATTCTTCGTGTGTCAAGACTTCCCTCATATGCATCAGTATATGACAACCCATTTAATGTGATCGGAACATCTTCCTTAATGTCATTATAATCAGCAAATGGTCTAATCGTTAAAGTGTATTGTGGACCAAAGTAAGGAATAATCTGTTCAATAAGCTGAAGAGCATCATCCTGTGTTTTCGTGTATATGTTCAGCTGAAAGCCGATAATATATGGAGTAAAGGAGTAAATTTTATTGCGGTTTGTCCCACTGTTTCCACGGTTGATGTTATTTGTCTTTTGCAACTGCCGCTGGGAATCATACTGAAACGAAATAATCTCAAATGACATTCTTGGTAACTTAATTGCGACCTTAGTATCGGTATCAAGATCGGGGTTTTCTCTGAGCCTTTCTAGATAACTATCTTTAGGAGCATATGACAAAGGAACTCTAAGTTGACTGATTACCTTATCCGAAGAATCTTTTCGAACCACATAGAGGTTATTAAACAGTGACCCAAATAAGGCCACACTTTTTCTGATTCTTTCGTGGTAGAAGTGTGTGCCTAACATTACTGCGGATCCCCAAATGGATTTGATTCACTAAAGTCTAGGAATCCTAAATCGTCTTGTGTTGTTTCAAAGTCTAGATTTTGCTCATTTTCAGATAGCTTATTAACCTCTTCAACTAAATTCACATTAGCCTGAGAAATTGTTCCTATAAGACTACCTTGAGGTGTTGTTCCTGAGATAATTGCCCCGGGAGTAAACTCACGATATACACCACTATTACCTCCAGCGTGTATAACACCTAGAACATTATCTGAGTCAGACCATCTGGAAACTTCCCCTGACATTAGATCACCGGACTCTCCTAACAATTGGTTTACTGTTTCACCTATAACAAATCCATAACTCGCACTATCAAGTGTGAGTAGATACTCGTATGCATAGTCTCTTTCAATGTCGTCAATTGCTGCAACGTTTGTATCGAAGTCTTCATTGCTATATTCAAACAACTCACACCGCATCTTATATGTAGGGAGATTACTTATTTGATAAAATGGAGATTCATGTTCAACAGACATAATTTGAAACATAGAATTTGAAAGTGGGAGATAGATAATATCGCCTTCTCTTGGTCTATCAGACTGAATTTCATTATCGTAACGTGAGACGGTATTTTTCCAACGCTTTCGTGACACAATAAAGTTTGCCTGATCGCGAATTTCAATGCCAAACTTAGTGAATAGATCACCTTCGCCATCAAACCCATCTGTGTTTTCAATATACATTTCAATCTTATATGCCGAATTGAAGCGCGACGGAATGTCTTCACCAAGAATTCTATCCTCACTAATGACGTCCCGCGGTAGATAATAAATATCTTGTCCATACATCTTTAAGGACTCAATTATGATGTCCTCATAAAGATTCTGTTCTGATTTAACTCTTTGACTGAAATATACATTAGTCGCCATTATATTATCCTACAAAGAAATCGGCTGGAAGTTCAAAGTCTGAGCGAATCTTTTCTCTTAGTCTTTCAATCTGAACAACAGCGTCATCGTAAAGCTGTCTTCCATTAAGCGTCACACCGCCTGGCATTTGCATTCCCTCAAACTTACTGAGGTTCGATCCCCATTGTTGTTTGATAAGCTCTGTTGTGTATTCTTTAAGCCACATGTCATTATAAACTTTACCGAATGAAGAAGGATCAACGGTCTTATATGCCTCATAGATGATATATTCACCGGCCTGAATATCCTTGTCTGCGAAATCACCATGAACATATAAACGATTCATTTTGCGGGAATATGTTGTTTGTGGTTCGCCGTTTAGTTTCATATCAAGCAAAGATAGATACTGATTCAGCTGCTCATAATAGGCAAGATCCCCAGCAAAGTTCTGAAGGTCTGCAATGTCATTTAACATCATCTGGTATTTAATATCAAAGAAGTTAAATGATGTATTGAATGATGAAGAGATTCTAAATAGTTTTGACACAAAAAGAACATCGTCAGAGGTTTCAATATACTCCCTATTCACATCACTGTCACCAACAAGATGTGAAACATATGTTCTATAAGTTGCCTCAGAATGATATTCTTGCCAATATTGAATTGCCTCGTCCACGCGATCCTCGAGTTGATCAATATCTACATTGATTTCAATAACAGGTTCGCCAAGGCGTCTTAAGCAGTAGTCGATAAGACCTTGTCGTGTTGTTGGGTTTGCCATATTATATTCCTATTTTCTTCTATTTATATCATTCTTTAATAGCAATATGCATGCAAAAGGTGCTATGTAAAAACCTATATGGTATTTACTAGTTTAATCCCTTCGTTCAATATCGTCCTCTGATAATTCACTACCCATCCATACCTCAATAACTTTTGCCGGTTTTGATTCTATATTAGTCGCCTTGTGCCAAGTATTGGGTGGTATATCAATACTATCGCCTGTCGTATATGTTCTTGATATTCTGTGTTGGTTTTCATACTCAATATCCAGCCACAGTGATCCCTCGAAGGTGCTTCATTTTCTCAGTGCCTCTTCGATGCCGTCTAGCTTTGCGAACACAGCCTTAAAGCTCTCTTGCAGTTGCTTGAACTCTCGGTCGTGCGCCTCTTTGTTTGCCGCCGCCGTCGCTTTCAGCACCTCTATATCGGTGTGGTGGGCCTGCAATTTACTGTGCAGCATGTAAACAAACGCGACCACTGGGACGACAATGTATTTCAAAAAGAGGTCAAGCGTTTCCAATGTCAATTCCTTACGGTGCTACAGGCCACGTCACTGTGTTGGGGAAGTCAGCCTGTGCTGGGATGTCACGCAGGGCTTGACGATAAGTAGTCATGTCCGCTGTCATGGTTACATCACTGTTAGCTGTCCAATCAGTGGCTGCCAAAAGCTCGTCACGTAATGCACGGGCTTCATCTGCACTCAGAGCAACCAAGTCCCAATCAAGTACCCACTCAGCACCAACAAGGGTAGGCAGGGCTTGAGCTACAGCCTTCTTGCCAACCTCTGTGGGCATGGGGAGGGTCCGTACCCGATAGACGTCCTGTGCGTTGAGGTGCCTGTTAGACAACGTATGTCCATAGACCGTGTGGAGGTTAGCGGCACGGAAGGATGCGGATGTATATGCCTTTGGGAGGCCGTCGATGATTTTGATTAGTTCGATCATGTTGTGATGGCCTCCTCTGAGATTAAGTTAACTGTCACGCCAGCGTCGTCGGTTTGGAACTCATAGGTTACTCTTGTGTCATGAAGCAGGGCGGTAGGGGTTCCTACAACAGCGGCTGGTGTTGCTGTTAGGCGAGGCTAGAGTAAACGTACCTGCGCATGACGCATTGGGTGTTAGTGAAATCTTGCTCATGTTGAAGGCTCATGTGGCCATGTAATGTCGTTAGGGAAGTCAGTCTGCTGCGGCACGTCCAATAGTGCTTGGCGATAGGTAGCCCACTCAGCTTGAGTGTCAGCATCCAGTGCCGCCCAGCGAAGAGCATTGCCAGCTACAGCATCTACCTCTACGAGGCGACCATTACGATCAGCACGGACCTCTGCTGCTAGTGCTGCGTCTAGCTCTGCCTGAGTAGGTGGAACGTAAGCAGCTACGTCAGCCCTCTCGACCATGGTTTTGATGAGCTCATCGTTGTTGATAGTCATGTCTGTGTCGGAGGGGTCCATAGTGTATGGTATCCAGCCGTGAACAGGGTGATCAAGCTCACAGTCGATACGAGTGTCGTCGATGTATTTTGCGTTACGGTAATTCATCAGGATATCCTTAACCACAGGGAGGTCTGGTTTCTTTGATATGAGGTTGTGAAAGACCCATTGTTCTCATAGCCTGTGTTACCCATGAGTCTCCATGTTCCATAGCCAACAATACTGCTTGCCCCGTTGGGCGTTGCGTTATTGTTAGAGTATGCGTTTGCCCATCTAAGGGAGGACCCACTCACGGTTTCTCCAGCATCACGCTTAGCCAACGACGAAGAGGCACTCAACATTGCATAGGTTCCAACGGCACCTACGGTTGTGCTGCCACCAACACCCGTCAAGGCAGACCCGTCAATAGCTGGTAATGCGCCTGTTAATTCTGATGATTGTAGATCGGTTAATCCTGATCCATCGCCTATGTGTTTGCGGCTGTCATCAATAACAGTTGTGCCTAAAATCTTAATTGCCATCTTCGTTTTCCCTTAAACTATTAGCATGTCGTGCGAGTATTGATCATGATTTTATTTCACGCGTCACTGGGTCTTCATCATCCAGAAATTCAACTGGATTGGGATGAGGATCATTTATATATTTATGGATAACCCAATCATTATTGATCCATATTGCTTCATATCCATAATCAACGTTTGGTGGATTTTCTGCTATTTGGTATCCTGCCGCATCTGGGAGGGTCAGTGTGCGGCTGGTGTTGCTGTTAGGCGAGGCTAGAGTAAACGTACCTGCGCATGACGCATTGGGTGTTAGTGAAATCTTGCTCATGTTGAAGGCTCATGTGGCCATGTAATGTCGTTAGGGAAGTCAGTCT